CTAGAGCACCGGATCCTTCACGAACAGGTCGTAATCCTTGTAGGCGAACGTCGCCGTCTCGACCATGCCCAGGAAGACGACCCGGATCCTGACCCCTGGCTGGACGACGCCCGTCATGAAGAGGGTGTCTGCCACGGTCCCAGTCAGGAAGTACGTCTCGTCGGAGTTGTGTTTGGAGATGATGTACTTCCGGTAAGGGCCGTGCTGACCTTCAGCGTCCTTGGTCCCGAGGTAGATGCCCTCCAGGACTTCTCCGGGCTCTACCTTCCAGGGCTTCGGGGCACGGACCTTCCGCCAACCGCCATTGGGATCGCTCATGCCTCTCTTACGCCCTGTCAGGCCGAGGCGACGAGCAGCGAGATCAGGTCGGTGATAATCGCGGGGACGCCGCCCCCGAGGACCACGAGCCCGCCAGCGTAGGCGTTGGGGCCGTCCGTGGGCTTGTTCGTCGCTGACATGAGCCCAGAGACGATCCCGTCCATGCCGTCGCCGACGAGGACGAGGCCCACAGCGTCGGGGATCTCAATCGAGAGTGGGATCTCCAGGTAGACCTCGATACTGCGAATGACCTCTTGGATCTCGCGGACGCGCTGCTCCAGCATGGAAATGAAGTTCAGGATCAGGTCGGCCCCGCCCTGTACCCCTGCGCCGATTGCTCCAGCGAAGTCGGCGATCTGCGTCGCGAGCCCAGTCATGCTGGACACGGTCCCGACAGATTGGAACGGGCGGATTGCGAGCCACCCACCCAGAGTGGAGTCGCCGACCGACATACCCAGCACCTGCTGGGCAGCAGCGTAGACCTCCGGTGTGAGCAGGTCGCGGGCGTACCACCCTGCGTCTGAGGCGATCGTGCTTTCTGAGGTGGTCGTCCCAGAGCCAAGTGACACCACGATCGGAGCAGCCTCGCTGGCGTTCACCATTTCTGGAATGCCTGACCCAAACCCGGCCTGCGGGTAGGTGCCTAGCACGCCGAGATTGACGCACCTTTCGTGTGAGTCCAGCGGATTGGTGACATACCCAGGCAGCGACTCAGTGTTCTTGGCCACGTACATGGTCATTTCGGAACCACCGTCTGTTGACGTGGTCGGGGCAAGGCTCGCAAGGATCGTGGACCCAATGCTTGCGTCCCCAGCCGCCCCCGCCACTGTGGTGTCCGACCACTTCCATTGCGTGAGCCCGGTAAGAACTCCCGCAATCTGAGTCAGGACGTTCTGCGGAGGGTTGCCCCTCTGCTGAATGATCTGGTCAGCGAGCACGCCGATCTTGGACCTCAGGTCCATGCCGAACGACTCAGGCTGCGCAGCCTGTGAGAAGTAGTCCTGCGGGTTCGGGAGGATACTCGGGAGGAGCGTCTGCGCGAGCGTCTCTAGCCCCGTCGGCGTGTAGCTCGACGTGTCGAGGCCAGCGTTCGGCGGAGGATTGAGCGCCGGGGCAGGGAGCACAATGTCCGAGCGGGAAATGATCATGACGGCCAAGGCCGTCTGAAGCGCCGAGAGGTAGGTATCCGCCTCAGCCGTCGGGAACGTGACCTCGACGATCGGAGAAGGCTGGCTCCGGTCGGCGACGTTGACGGGCGTCCCCGTCGAGGTCACCGGGTTGATCTGGATACTTGCTGGGGTCTGCTGCTGGACCACGTTCCACTTGAACGTGTCCTTCGCCGTGACCCGGTTGCTGCATGACAGCACCCGGACGTACACGGTCGTCGCCTGCACCGCATGGTCGAAGTCTGGAGTCCCGTCGGGGAGGAATCCCGTCTGCCACGGAAGGTCAGTCTGCGACAACTCGAACGAGTACGACCCACCCACCAGCGACTGCGCCAGAATGTCCGCGTGGGGGACGTAGAACGTCCGCTGATTGAAGACGCGGTCGTCACCCGTCGGTGCCTGAAGCGCGTTCGTCTGAATGACCTGCGTCGAGGTCAGGTCGGTGAGGAAGAACGCCGGGCGAGCACCCGTCTTGACCGACCCGTCAGAGTTGAAGGACTCCGACCACTGGACGCCCTCGCCGAGAACCACGGAGTCCATGCCCCCGAAGATCTGAAGCGGGTTGCCTGTGTCAGCCTCCTGGTAGAGGCCGGTCGTGTACGACGACGGTGTGGTGTCAGAACCCTCTGCGGGGACACCCACCACGCCGCCTGTGCCAGCAGGGGCGGGGGACAGGTACCCGACGTACAGACCCTGCGGGAAGACCGAGACCTCGACTAGGAATCCGTCCGGTGGGAGCGGGGGAGCCGGAAGAGTCCCGTCGCTCGACGGGCTCGGTGAGAGCCCCCACCGGAGGATCGTGCTGGTCCTCCCCGAGACCCTGGACACCGAGGCTCTGAAGTCCGCGATCGAGTCAGTAGGAGTCCCGCCTGAAGTGGTGCGTGTCGCCCCTTGAGCGAAGTTCGCCTGAAGGCTCGAAGGGACTGGGAGGCTGGTCTGGTTGACGTTGCTGATCCCGAAGAACCGAGAGAACCCTGAGATCAGTTGGTTGACCGAGTCCAACTGGCTGGTGTCGGTCAGCCGGTTCACGAACGAAATGTCCGCGCCCGTGTAGAGGAACAACCCCACCACGGTCGTCGAAGGGGAGAGGTTCGGGCGACTCAGGTCGCTGCGGCTCGTGAGCCGCGTGAGCATTCGAGATTGGTACGCCGAGTAGCCGCCGCGAAGCTGCTCCCGTGTCGTGTCGCCGAGCAAGTACCAGTCGCCGTTGGCGTAGAATCCGGCTTGCCTGAAGTCGAGCAGTATGTTCTGAAGCGACGTGACCAGACCCTGAATGATCGCCCGCACCGGATTGAGCAAGCTCGACACGAAGCTCTTGATCACGTTCAGGACCGTGAGGGCAATGTCGAGGGCGGTAATGACAATGTCAAAGACGCTCTGGACGATCGCAGCGGCGTCGTTGATCTCGGGAATGTCGAGGCGGATTTGCAGCCCGCCCCATTGTCCTGTCGTTGGCATTCAGTGTCCCCCACCGCGCTTGCGACGAGCCATTTGCTCCTGAAGCGAGCGGATCTGCTCCTCGTCGCTCTGCACCTGAGCTTGGAGGAGTTCCTTGACTTTCGAGAGGGCCTCACGCTGCTTCTGAATGAGCGGAAGCTGGCTGAGATCGGCGGCCTTCGACTTCGCCCATGCGGGCTGGTCGGGGTCGAGCCCGAGGTCACGGAGCTTCTGCTTGAGTTCGTCCGGGGTCATGGTGCGGTCAGTACGGCCCTACGCCGTTCGGGTCCCACTCTACAGGAATCGGCTTGCCGTCGCCCCAGGTACGAGCCGTCTCTGTCTTGAGCCCGAGGACGGGGACAGCATAGCCAAGGACGACTTCCCTCCAGAGGGCTTCGCCTGGGTCACTTCGACGAGCCGCACTCGACTGCCGGTGAGCCCAAATGTACTCGACGACCATGCCTTGGGCGCGGCCCTGATCGACCACGAACTTCACGGCGTTGCGAGCCGCCTGGATCAGCCGCTCTGTGGGCATGGTGCAGCCGGGGGACACGAGGCCGGGGTACTTGCCCTCGCACTCGACGCCGATTGAAACGTCGTTCGCTGTGTTCGCCTGGTTGACGTACCACTCCAGAGGATTGGGCCACACGGCATGGCCGCAATCCAGGCTCGCCCCCTGGCCGTCGAATGCGATCAGGTGACACGCCACGTTCAGCGAACGCTTGTGCAGGGCGAGGTGCTTGTCTCCGCCAGCAGCGTCGATCTGTGCCTGGCTCACCCCATACCAAACGTCGGTCTGGTGCAGCATGACCCCGTGGACTGTGGCAGGGGCGCGAACCACCACCTTGCCGTCCGACCCGATCTTGAACTTGCTCGGGTCCGCCGGAGGGTTCGTCTGCATGGACGTGAGGTTGTACACGTCCACGCGCTCCTGCGCGGTGAGGGCGTCGATCACCCCCTGCGGAACGGGCGGGGTCCACGTCAGCTTGTGGTCCTTGGCGTAGGCCCGCAGAGCGTTCCACGTCTCGTCGCCAAGCTGACCGTCCGCCCCGTACTTCGGGAGCGGATAGCCGCTGGCAATGAGGGTCTGTTGGACCTTCTTGACCTGCTCACCCTTGTCACCGTAGTTCATGGCGTCTGCGTTCCCTTCACCATAGCGAGGAGCCGTTCTTGTTCAGCGTGGCGTCGTGGAAGCTCTCGCCCGAATCGGCGGATCGCTTCGATCGTCCCAGTCACACGGTCGGTCCTCAGGGTGAGCCACGCCCAACGAGAGTCCCTGAGCTTGTCGCGCTGCTGGAGGGCTTCTTCGATCCGGTCGGGCAGCACGGGGCGGCCCACACCGTTCGCGAAGTCACTGTACGGGGGGTCTAGGGGAGCAAAGGGCGGCGTCAGGTAGTCGAGCCGGAAGTCGAGTCCCCAGAACCGGCGGTCGAGGATCGAGAGGCAGTCGCTCGTGTTGGCGAACGGGCTGACGAAGATTCGACCTTCGAGGCTCGTGAGGTAGGCGTCGAACAGCACGCCCAACCCGTCCGAGGGGTCCGAGGGATCACCGAGGTCGGCGATATGCTGGTCCCGCTGGAACACGAAGTAGGTGCCGCTCTTGTTCGCCTCGAACAGCCCCTGGAGTTCTTCGATCCAGGAGAGCATTCGCTCCCTCGTCGAGAGAATCAGTTCGACCGTCTCTTCGGTGAGGAACCCAGTCGGGCGGATCACCTTGTACGAGAACGGAGCGACCGAGAGCCAGTCTCCCTTGAACGAGTTGGTCCCGTCGCAGAAGGCCGTGGGTCGCAGGTCCATTTGCCCCTCAAGGCCGTTCCCGGCACCTGAAAGATTGGACCCGTGGACCGTGGGGTACTCAGCGTAGGACGAGTCGAACACCACGTCGGGCGAGTTCCGGTCCGCAGCGAGGGTCCCACCGAGGGGCACCACCTCCAGGCTGGTCGCCGTGGCGCTCAGGACCTTGTAGTAGCCCCGGTTGTCGTCTGTGCGGGACGGGCTTCCCGGCACATAGACGGGCGCTCCACGCGGCAGAACCCCGTCGTCGCCGAACGGGCGGGTTCCCTTCTCAGGCGTCACGGGGAAGCCTGTGGGGCCGCGCAGCGCCCCGGCTGGGTCGATCACCAGCACGTCGCCTGGCAAGATCCCCAGCGCAGCGAAGTTCACCGAGGGGTCCGTGTCCGAGAGCTTGTTGATCGACTGGTCGTAGGCGACTTGCGGGTCTGCGTCCGGCAAGTAGGTGACCTTGCCGCCTGTCTGCCCGACGAGGTCAGCCCTGCGGTCGAGGAGGAGCCTGTCCACCGTGAGGTCGAGAAGCTCCTCGCACGACTGCTCGTGCGGGATTGGGGCCGTCCTCAGGTAGACCTCGAACCGGGTCCCAGGCGTGACTCCTGTGAGGGCGTTCTTCGAGATCGTGAGGGTCTTACCGTCTGTCTCGACGGTCAGAATCTCAGCCTCAGCCACCACTGCTCCGAGGGCGTCGAGGAACCGCACCTGGTCGCCAGACTTGATCCCAATGTTGGGGTCGGTGAAGTCGCCCAACTGCGTCGCCGTCCCGCCCGCGAGGGGTGTCGGGTAGAGGAGGGTGTTCACAGGCTCCGCGACCAGAGCGCCTGCGCTTCCTGTCGAGGAGAACGTCTGGACGAGGCCACGTCGGATCTCGTAGACGAACCTGAGCCTCAGGAAGGCCGTCACTAGGTCATTGAGGAGCGGGTGGAACCGGCGAATGCGACGCACTTCGACCTGGGCGAACTCCAGGTACGAGCCGCCCGCTGGCCCCGCCCCCAAGTACGAGGTGGCGTCCCGTGAGCCAACCTCTGCTGCCGTGAGCGAGTGAGTGGCGTCCACGACGTTCACACGCGGCAGGCCAAGATCGTTTCCAGACACGGGGAACGACGGCTCGACGAAGATACCGTGCCGAGCGTGGTACTCCAGGTCCCACACGTCTCCGGGCAGCAAGCACGCGGGTCCTGCCCCGTGGACTCCGGGCCAGTTGAAGTTGGTCAGGTCGAGCGCCCCAGGAATGTCGTCGTAGACCGGCTGGTCCAACTGAAGGAACGTAGTCGAGGGGACCTTCACCTTCGAGTAGACCGCGACCTGCCCAGGGGCCGGAGGCACACCGACGAGATTGAACGCGCTCGCGTCGTAGACGACCGGCGGCCCGACTCGTGTGGCAGTGACCTTCCTGAACCCGAAGAAGTACTCTGTTCCGGCTGGGGGTGTCGGCCAGAACGTGAGTCCAGGGAGATTCGAGGGCACCTCTGCGTCGTGAGCGACGACTGGCACCACCGTCATGCCGGAGACGGCCAGACCGGCAACAGCCGCTGCCTGGAACTGTGCAAGCGTGAGGACACCACCTACGCCGTCTTGGAAGGCCGAGAGGCCGAGAAAGCGGCTTCCGACCGTGTCAAGAGACGTGTACGCCGCCGACACGGCGCTGGAGGCGAGGCCCACAGCGGTTGCGTCGAGGACCACATACACACGCCCGCTTGGCGGGAACGCGAACGGGACTGCAACCGGGGCAGCGTTCAAGTCCTGGAGCAGGGTCAGTGGCACGAGCGACGTGACGGTGAGGTCTGGCCCGAGCGAGTTGAAGCTGACCACCGTCGGGAAGGTGAAGTCGAGCCAGTCGCCAACCGACCCGAGCGTCGTGGACAGGTCGAGTTGGTGCCCTGGAAGGAACCCAGGTGTCTCTGTGACCGCAGCCCTGACGAGGTACGTCCCGACCTTGCCAGAGCCAAAAGGCGTGGCGGGGGTAGTCGTTGGATCAACGAACCCCTTGACGACGGCAATGTCGCCCGGCTGAACAAGGCTCAGGCTGCCAGCGAAGTCATTCGGGGTCGTGAAGTTGTTCTCGACGGTGAACCTGTACGGGGCTCCGGCCCCGAGTAGCTCACCGACGACCATGAGCCCGTTGTAGATTGGGCCAGCCTCGTCCTGGCGGGACGAGGGGATCGCAGTGAAGGTGACTCCCGTAGCTTCGATCGGGAGATTCCCCCGCCCCTCGAAGCCGAGCACCCGTAGCGAGCCAGAGTTCGCGGCCCATGTCCCCACCCCGTTGACCGAGGGTGTGAGCCACGAGCGGGCAGGGAACGTGAAGGGCAAACCAGCGTTGACGGTCGCGACGTTGTTGACCTGGTTGTCCCTCATGACGAAGGACGAGATCACTGTGTTGTAGGTCTCGGACGAGAACCTGTACGTCGCAAGTCCGCACTCCATGGGGGAGCCAGTGGGGCTCGACGGGTGAATGAACCCACGCGGCAAGGCCGTCCTGAAATCGATCCTGTCCTTGAACGTCACCCGGTCTACGTCGATCGAACCCGTCTGCGACATGAGGCAGAGGACGCTGATCGAGAAGTCGTGGAACCCGCCCGTCGTCGTGACGCCCGGCGGACCGACCACCGGGTTGTACGGGGCGAAGTCGAAGAACACGTTGGGGGCAGCGGTCTTGATCACCACCTTGTCGGGCAGGAAGTAGAACCCGCCAGGCACGATTGGTACGAACGTCGCCCCACCGTCTCCAGACACCTCGAAGGGGCAGAGAAGAATGTTGGCACCGCCACCGAGCTTCTCGACAATGACGGTGCTGCCCACGGCGAACTGCCCTGTGGCCTTGTCGATCAGCCCGAGGGTGAACCGGCTGCCCTTTCCATTGAGGGCAAACACGTCATTCAATCCGCCAACGGGAACAGGCAGCAGACCACCACCCACGCCGTCGTCGAGGACAATGTTGGCCGAGCCCACCGAGGACACGTCGAACGTCGTCTCGATCGGAGCGAGCGTTGTGTTCTCCTGGACGACGAGGCCCGTCGCATACGCCGGGTAGCCGACCCACGAGATCGCGTGGTTGAGGAAGTAGTCGAGGAGGGTCCCCTCTTTGACTGCCGACACGAACCGGGGGAGGTCCACCTGATTGGGGGAGCCGTTGGAGATCGCCGCGATCGAGTGGATACCTGTGGCCCCGAGCGGGAACCCAGCCAGTCCTGGCGTGCCTGTCGTGGGCGCTTGGATCAGCAGCAGGTCGTAGGGCTCGACGTTGCCCACGCCTGCGTGTCCGGGCGGCGGGGGGTAGGCACCCGAGGTCGTCTTGCGGGAGAGGTCCTCGAACAGCGAGAGTGTCGCAAGAAGCGCGGGGCTTGTGGAGACAGTCCCGTCTGCGCCGAGGGTTTCGTCGGGGTACACGGCTTCGGTCGTGTACAGGTGGACCTGCGGTGGGTTCGCAGGAGGCGGGCTGGGGCTATCTACGCGAACCAGGTCTGTGATCAGAGCCGCCGTGTCACTCAGGACCTCAAGCTCACTCAGAGGTGCCCCGTAGTAGGGCAGCGAGTAGTCGCCGGAGTCGAGGGTCTTCCCGCCTTCGAGAGCAGGGAACTTCGTCGGGAGCCGTGAGCCATTCTGGAACGAGACCTGGGCTTCGAGGGTCGAGAGAGGTGCCGGAGGACGCTGGCCAGTGATCTCCTTCAGCCCGAACAGCGTCGGGTCCGAGAAGGACGGCAGCGTTGCGTCAGTGATCTCCCCGGTGCGGGGCGTGAAGTTGAAGTCCGTGCCTGTGCGGTATCCAGGGAGTGCTGTCGTGAACGTCTGGAGTTCAGCGACCGTCGGCGGGTCCGAGGTTGCCGGGAGGCTTGCCCCAGAGACAGGCACCACGAACAGAGTGTCGCCGCGCACTGGGCTGATCGGAACGCCAGAGGACGCCCCTGTGAGCGAGATCAGGAGCGCAGCGTTTAGGATCGGAACGTCAGCCCCGACGAGGTCCTTGCTCTTGAGGGTGACGACGCACCCCTTGAGTACCTGCTCGACGAACACGCCTGCATACCTGGAGGACGGGGGGAGCGTGGGGACCGGAATGAGCGTCCCGAGGTAGCCAAGCTCAGAGGCATTCCCCTCCGGGTAGCCGAGCGCAAGCTGTGCGCCTGCGTTGAACGGAGGCGTGTGGAGTTCAGGGTCGCCCGTGAGCAGGTCGTTGAACCCTGTGGGGATTGGGCCGACGCTCTGCGAGGCGAGCTTCGAGGTGTCTGGGAGGCCAGTGTCCGAGAGGATCGGGAAGTCCACCAGCGGCAGCGGCGTTGCAATGAAGCAGGGGCGACCTGCCGAGAGCGGGTCCACTTCGGGGAAGCCCGTCGCCGAGTAGGCCCAAACGCGAGCACGGGGAAGTCGGTCCCTCGCTTGAACGCCGAGGACGTTCTGGATCTGACCGAGGACTGGGTTCTCCAGTGCGCCGATCGTCGAGCCCGTCGTCGAGCGCATTGAGAAGGACGACCCGAACAGGAACCCGAGTGGGTCGAGCCCGAACTTCCCAGCCGAGTAGACGCCGGGGTTGCCTGTGGACTCGTTGCCGTCGAGCCCAGGTCCGAGGGTCGTGAACCCTGTCGTGCGCTCCGGGAACAGCCGCGAGAACGGATTGGCTTCGCTCAGCGGTGCGTAGAGCCCCGAGGCTGTGACGCGGAAGTAGAGGAACCCGGCGAGCTTGCGCTGGACGCGAGTGCGGGTGAGGAGCACTACGTCGTCCACGTCGTTCTTGACGAGGACACCCTGGTAGCCCGTGAGGGCGCTGAACCCAGACGGGTCTTGGTACGAGCCGACAGGCCGACCGTTCGAGTCGGTGGTCGTGTCGAGGGGGTTCGTGATCGGGTCTGTCGCCACGAGGCGGATCGTGGGGAGTCCCTGCCGGGCTGAGAGCCACACGTCGAACCACAGCACCCGAGGATTGAGTGCCCCAGTGATCGCGTCCTCGTAGCCAGGCGGGACCCACGGGTCGTTCTTACCGACGTAGAGCCGTAGCTTGCCGTCACGCTCACCGACGAGCGAGCCGTCGAGGGTCTCCTCGATCTGCTCGAACGACGAGACGACCGCGTTGTAGAAGCCGAGGAACGCCCGAGCCACGCGGTCCCGATCGACGAGGTTCTGACTCTCCGAGACGAGGCCAACACGCCCGTAGTCGGCGTTGGACTTGCTCGCCCCGGTCGAGATCGTGGGGCCGTTCGACGGCTCCTGAATGGTGGCCTGCTTCTGGAGTTCCAGCGACACCTCGCCCACATACGTTTGGAACGGGACCGCCCGAACGTAGTAGGCGTCAGGGCTCTCGAACGTGTAGGTGCCTTGGAGCACGCCGCCCAGACGCCCGTTCCGAGCCGAGGGCGGGTCAACGTACAGGAAGCTCGACGAAAGGCGGGGGTACTGGACCTGTCCCTTGTCCACGAAGGGACCGATCTGCTGGGTGTCGGTCCGAGCGAAGACGAGCCTGTGATTGGCCGCAAGGCCAGGCTGACGAGGGCCAATGAACGCGAGGTTCCCGTTGCCCGCCGTGAAGTTGAAGTCCTGCCCCGAGGTGAGCGTCCGGCCAGGCAGAGCGTTCCCGGTCGAGTCCACCTCCCCGAAGAGGACGACCTCGAAGGGCTCCGTGGGGAGAAAGCCGCTGGTCCCGAGGAACTGGGCTGCGCCCTCCGGGTAGACCGGGCGTGCCGAGATCCGAACCGCCGTGTTGGGCATGGTCGCCGACCACGAGAAGCTCTCTTGGAACGGCGTCCCCACCGTGACCGTCGTGGCCCTGCCGTCTGTCGAGAAGTTCGCCTTCACGATCGCAAACGGCTTTCCGAACACCTCCAGGAGGTGCCCGGCCACTGCGTACTTGGTGAGGTCACCCTCGAACTTGACCTCGACCTGCCCCTTGGGGACCGGCTCGAACCGTGGGGTCACGGCGAGGTTGAACGCCTGGGCCAGCGTCGGCAAGAAGCCAGCGTCCGAGCCCACCACAGTCACTGGGGCAGTCCCGAACGGATCGACCGTGATCGCCACAGGGCGGTCGGTCAGGAGGGAGAGCGCGTTCGTCCCAGGGTCAAGTGAGCCTGCACCCTGCGGGGTGGACGGGAAGACCGTGACCAGCGTTGTGTCGCTCGCTGCGTCGTAGGCTGCACTCTTGACGTAGGTCGTGAACGCTCCGACTCGAAGCGCCTTGCCCACGAGGAGGTCGCTCGTGCGGTCTGTGTCGAGGAGGAACTGTGTCTGTCCCTTGTCGAGTCGGAACGGAGGCCGCCACACTGGGGCCGCCGACACCGTGTAGGCCGTCTCGCCGCCGAACGCCTCGAAGACGGCGTAGGAGATCGTGACCTTCGTTGTCGAGAGCACCTCAGCCGAGAAGGAGACAGTGTTCCGGCTGAAGTCCACCGAGCAGCCACGGGGGACGCCGTAGGTCTGCTGCTTCGAGCCTGTGTAGACGACGGGGTCCACAAGCTGATCGACCGTGCGGCCCGTCGGGTTGAACGAGTAGAGTTGGCTCGAAATCCGAGTCATGACCTCCGCTCGAATGTAGAGCGGGAGGAACTCCTTGACCTGCACGGGGTTGCCGTTGCTGTCGAGGTAGAGCGTGCCTGTGTTGGGCACGGCCCTGTAGTAGGTCGCCTCGACCAACTGACCTGCACGGATAGGATTGGCGAGGAACGTGAAGGCACCCAAGATCGGGTTCGCCGTCACGTCGTCTGTGCCTTCGGTGGAAAGCTGCTCCACGAAGTAGACGGGCTTGCCTGCGCCAGCCGCGAGGTCTACCGACGAGAGCGCAATGACCCCGGTGTTGGGGTCGATCTCAGCCTGCCCGGAGAGCAAATCCACCGCAGGCAGGAGCGTCTCGACGTAGGTGACAGTCGCCGACTGGTACTCGTCGAGGATCGCTGTGCTGAACTTCACCTCTCCGGTCGAGGTGAGGTACTCGACGTTTGCAGGATTGGTCGAGAACACCGCCACCGGGAGGAGCCCAACACCCTGGACGAACTCCTGCGTGCCGACCCTCAGATTGAACGACCCCGACGTGAACCTTGCGCCGGTCGTGGGAACGAACAGCACGCCGTTCGCTGTGGCACCCAACACGGCCTGCGTGAGCACCCCGAGCGGCAGGTCTGTGCCGGTCTGGCCGATCCGAGCGAAGATCGGGCGGCCTCGCTCAATGTCCTTGGCGGAGTCCGCCGGGGAGAGCGTGCTGCCTGCTGTGCCGAGCGACGCGAGCACTCGGATCTCGAAGGGCTCCGAGGCCAAGTGATTGAACCCACGGTAGACCACGTCCGCCACGGTCGTCGGGTCGATCGTGCCAGGAGAAGCTCCCTTGTAGACCTCGTAAGAGACGTTCTGCCCGCCGTCCCCGACCAAGAAGCTGGGGCTGACCTGCACCGAGGTCGCCGACGGGATCGCGACCACCGAGTAGGAGCCCTGGGCGTTGCCTGAAATGACCTTCAGGCGGTCGCCAGCCGTGACCGTCGCGAAGCTCGCATTGAGGTCCGTGAGCACGTCGGTGCCCGCTGTGAAGTGGCCTCTTGAGCCCGAGAGGTTGAGCGCGCCCACCCTCGAAATGAGGATCGCCTCACCGGTCGCTCCGCCCTTCGGGAAGAGGAAGTCCACCCCCGGTTCGAGGTACACGAAGGGGCCGCCTTCGGAGAGCCGCAGGAACCCGTTGAGTGGTGCGATCAGGCTGTCAGGAACGAGCCCAGCGGCTTCGAGATTGAGCCCAGCCACCGGAGCGAGAACCTGGCCTGTGCTGCCGCCCGAGGTCAGCCAGGCAAACTTCTTCTCCTCGAAGAGGTACTGCACGTCCGCCCAGGGCATGAGCGGGGAGTTCACGACAGGCGCGACGCCGGGAGCACCCGCCGCCGACAGCGCGAAGAACACCCCCTCGTCGTAGCCAGCCACGTCCTCGCGGGGCGGGTAGTCGAGGAACTGGAAGGAGGTGGGGGAGATCCCTTCCGTGAGCGTGCGGTCCGTGAGCCTGTACTTGTCGCGGTAGTCAGGGAGTCCCTGCGAACCGTCGAGGTCACGAGGCGACCGGTAGAACCCAAACTCTCCACCATAGTCGGGGAGCCAGTTGTGGTCGGTCGCCGACTGGTCGCCCGGCGGAGACGCCAACCACCCAGGCATGAACCCAAGCGCCCTGCACCCCGAGAGGTCGAGCACACCGCCTGTGCCGAACCCGACGCTGACGAACCCTGTCACCGGGTCAGTGTGGGCGAGCACAACGCGCCCTGAGAGGGCGTAGGAGGAGCCTGGAGCCGAGGCCAGCACGACCGCCGCGTTGAGGCTTGCAGCGACCTGGGGGGCTGTGTAGGAGCCCGCCCCGAGGCTGCTGGCGAGCCAGAGGACTGACGTGCCCCCGAGCATGAAGCTGAGCGTCTCGGTCCCGTCGAGGACGAACGTGTCCTGGAGCCGCGAGAAGAGCCGAGCCCGCTCTGCGTAGCTGGACGGGACGAACTCGCCCTGCCTGAAATAGATCGGCTTCCCGGTGAGTTGCTTGCGAGGAACGCTCCCGAACAGCACGAGAGAGCCCGCCCCGACGCGCTTCTGCAAGGCGACGTAGGCCACGTCTCCAGGAACCCTGAACGGGTCAGTCGGTAGCTCGTCCTCGAACGACACCGGAATGACGTTCGTGACGGCCCGACCCTCCGTGAAGAGGATCGTGTCACCAATGCCGGAGGAGAGCTTCCGGACGAGGCCCGAGTTGCCCGGACGAGGGCTGACCGCACCCGCGACGGGGGGATTGCCGAGCCCGTCTGGCACTTGAAGAATCCCGGACAACCCGAGGGCTGGCAGCGTCTCTGCGTCAGGGACGAAGACCTCTTGGGCGGGGTTGTAGCTCGTGACGGGCGTGCCACCCGAGTCCACGAGGAGCACCGGAGCCTTCACCGGCTGCGGGTAGAGATTGAGCGACACCCCGTCGTACCGAACGACGGCACCCAAGTAGAGCTTGTCGAACCCAGGATTGGGCACGGCCCGAGTGCCTGGGTCCGCCTTGGAAACGTCAGTTGTCGAGAGCTTGAGGCGTCCTGTCGAGAGGGCAAAACCGCACTCCCCTTCGAGCACGGTTGCCGCCGCAAGGTCGGACTCCGTGTCAAAGGGAAGTGCAGTGAGTGGCTGCCGGTTCCCCAAGCGGACGATCGGGCGCTCGCCGGGGCCAGGCACGGGGGCGAGGAACAGTGCCCTTGTCTTCGCTTCGAGGAGCGAGCCCACGACGCCCAGGGACTTCTCGGCGAAGGTCTGCGGGACGTACCAAACGTCGAGCCCCTCGTAGGTCTGAATGAAGGCCGGGTTCCAGACGATCTTCCCGGCCCCCGAGCCAACAACCCCCGCGAGAGAGGGCGAGACGCTCGTGAAGTTGTAGCTCGCGTTCGCCAGGTCGTCCGGAACGACCAGGACGCCCGAGTAGTCGCCGACCGTCCGGCTGACGACCGGGTAGCTGGCAGCGTCCGGGGCAGGTCCGAGGCGGACCATTGCGTAGGAGTCCCCCGCGTCCGAGCCCGGAAGAAGTGCGCCCACCTGAGTTGTCGGCCTAGGGTTGAGCGTGTAGCTCCGTCCGTCCGAGGAGAGCTTCCCGAGTGTGGCAGGAGCACCACCCCGGTAGGGCTCCCACTTCTGGGCCGCACCGTTCCAGCCGAACCGGCGGGAGTACGGGTCGTTGCGGGTCCACCAGAAGCGGGCCGCCGACACCCAGTAGGAGATCGCCGTGACCCGGTCCCCACGCGCCTGGGAGAACGCCGGGTCCGTCGGGGAGACCGGCTGCGTCGCCAAGAGCGTGTTCGCCGTCGGCAGGAGCTTGATCGCCCCCGAGCCCGACACGAACGAGAAGTCTCCGCCCGCCAGCGTCAGCACGAAGGGCGTGGCCGGGCTGTCCCCTCGAACGACCGTGAGGGAGACGACCCCGGCGAGGTCACGCCCGCCGTTGTCAGTGACGACGACCCGAGGCGAGCCGTCCGTAGATTGGCCTGTGGGCGAGCCTGCGTCGAAGACGGCGAGGCTGCCCTGTGGGATCGTCCCAGCACCGTCAGCCGTAGCCCAAGCTGGACCCTCAAGGGTGGTCAGCGTGCCGGTGTTCGCCGCCCAGACCAGGAACTCTTGCTCGCCCCCGAGCGGGGACTCCAGGACGGCGACTCGGTACTGGTCACCACGAGCCTCGACGAGAGCAGGTCCGCCCGCCGGGTACAGACCAGCGGTGGGCGCGACAACGTCACGGGCGACGCCGGAGTCAGCCGGTGCGCTCGTGTTCGCGTTCGAGGGCGAGGTCTTCGCTCCCCGCAGCGTGTATCCGTTGAAGAATTCAGCCACTTTGGATCAGACGACGAAGGAGGTTGAGGTTCCGGTGCTCGACCCAGGACCGAGCGGCCCCGCAGGAGCTACGATACCGGAACCGAGCGTCACCCCTGTCTGAATGATAGCCGCGACACCGGCTGCGATCGACGTGTAGAACGCGGGCAGGCTCGCGCCGGACCCCCCCAGAGCACCCGTGGTTCCGAGGTGGGCTAGCTGAAGGGCCGAGACCAGGGACGGGGTACTCACGCTCGCGACGAATGAGAGGTCAGTTCCGGACGCGACCCCTACGGAGACACCCTGGTAGAGCATTGCCCCGCTCAGTGAGGAGAGCAGGCCCGTGCCGATCGCAGTCCCAACCTGCGGGGTGGTTGCACCGATCAGCCCGCCCGCCGTCATTTGGGCCACGACCAGGCTTGGCGATCCCGTGAATGTCAGCGTCCCCGTCACCGTTCCGGAGCCAATGACCCCGGTGGTGACGCCTTGGATCAGAATGCTCCCAGGCAGGACAGCCCAAGAGGCGACGGCGTTTCCGATCGCGTCGCACAAGAGCGCCCAGGTCTGCCCCCCCGAGAACGAGGCAGCCCCTCGAATGGCCTGGGAGATTGCAGCGGCTGGGACCATGTCAGAACAGCAGCAGCTTGTCGTTCATTCCACCCAGGAAGATCACCGCTGTGTTGTTGACCGGGTCGAAGGACGCTTCGATCCAGACCTCACCAGCGCCCTGCTGTGACACTGTGATCCCCATGGTGTCGAGGGACTCTCGAAGCCGCCGGGCCTCAGCGACGAGATTGGACGGGTCGTCCACACGCATGACGACGTGCGGGAAGTCGAGCACGCCGTCGGTGTCACCCTCAGCGAGCTTCGTCACCCCGTCACCTGAATCGCAGGTCTGGAATCCCCAATGACGCAGCAGGGCGACCGTCTGGGCGATTCCTGGGTCCAGGTTCTGCATGGTAGCCATGCTGTCCGTCACTTAGAGGAGGGAAAGCGGGTCAGCCCTCGTCGTCGTCCGGCTCGTCCTCTCCGTCGTCGTCGAGGTCCTCGTCGAGATCGTCCACGTCGTCCACGGTGGTCTCCTCGACCGTCTCCTCCTTGGAGATCTCGATCAAGATCCGGGCATACGCCTGGACCCACTTCTTGACGCTGCGGGAACCCTCAGGAAGCCGCTCGACCGCGTCGGGGCTGCGCGTCTCGATCCACTCCTCAATCTCTTCTCTCGTCATGGCTTCGGTCCTGTGGTTTCTGGGTCAGAGGCTCAATCGTCGAATCCAAATAGGCTGTTCATGCTCACCGGAGCTTCTTCAGGCAGGTCAGCCTGAACAGGAGCAGCCCAGGGGTTCCTTACGCCGCCACGGGACTTGAGTTCGTGGTGCGTGATCCTAGACCGAGTGATCTCGACGTAGCTGGGGTCAAGCTCGATCCCGACGTAGCGCATACCCTCCAGGACCGCCGCACACCCAGTGCTGCCGCTGCCGTTGAACGGGTCCAGCACAACCCCACCAGGTTGCGTGACTAGGCGGACCAGCCACCGCATGAGTTCGATCGGCTTGACCGTCGGGTGGTTGTTCTCAGGCAGTCCTTCGAGTCCCTCGTGACGCTCAGAACGACTCGTCTTCGGGACGTACCTGAAGGGCGCGTCCTCCGCCGTGTACTGGAACTGAGGGAAGAACCGTGAGGCTCCGCCTGAGTCTCCAGGCCCAAAGTCGTTGGTTACAGGACCATGCCCATACATTCCCCCGCCGCCCTTCGAGTCCCCTATATTCCCACGCGCCCGCAGATCATCACCACCCTGCTCGTCGAGCGCCTTCACCGGGCACCCGTCGGCGCACTCCCAGTCGGTCACTGTCTCGGTGCCGTCTTCGTCCCCAATGCGAGCAGGAACGGCCTCTGCACGATCCCCCGTGCCGTCACGGTAGTGCGACCAGAGCTTGCCTGAGCCCTCAGAGTTGGCCTTCACCTTCTTGGTGCCTACCTGCTTGCAATCGGGCGTGTGGCAGAGCACGAGGTTGGAGGGCCACCTCCCCATGGGTTGCTCGAAGCCACCCGCCCCGCCGTGCTTGTAGCGCCAGTTCTCTGCGCCGTCGTGCCGACCCTTGCGCTTCTCGGACGGGTGGTCGTGGTAGGGCATAGCCGCTGCGTCTGGGCAGTTCGGGTCAATGCACTGGTACGAGTCTTCGTCCTCACCTTTCGACTTGTACGCTCCGCCGTTCAGGTTCTCCGACGTTTCGACGCGGCACCCGTCGATGTTGATCGCCCCGGTGCCGTGTTGCTGGACAGTCTGGGCGACGGTGCCTGACAGAGGCTTCCTGTACATGAGCACCGGCTCATGAGCGGGCTTGAGCGCGGTGCCCCAACCCTCCCAGGCTTGCGCTTCTTCGGTGCGGGCCTCGTAGGGCGGGACGGCGTTGCTGGTGAGCTTCTCGTCGGCGTACTTGCCGCCTGGCAGGTGCGTCGAAGCTGTCGGGATTGCCCTGCCCCGGTCAGGTAGCCCCTCGCCCTTGTCGATCGAGAGGGCGACGTTCTTCGACTTGGGGAAGCCGCTTCCGAAGTGCCAGCCGAGCACGCCCTCGACGCGGATCTCGTCACGGCAGTCGAACCCGGCGAGCCGGATCGCAACGCCCATGAGGTCCTGCGTGCGGGTCCCCGCGAATGCGAGGAGGTGGCCTCCAGGCTTGAGCACACGGAAGCACTCACGCCAGATCTCTGGCCCCGGCACGAACGAGTCCCAGCCCTTCCCCATGAAGCCTGTCCCCTTGGGCAGGTACGGCTTGCCGTCGAGCCACGCCCGGAGGGCACCGAGTACGTCCTCTGCGCTGTGGTTCGAGAGCCCGTAGGGCGGGTCACAGACTACTGAGTCCACGCTCGCGTCAGGCAGCGTCTTGAGCACTTCGAGGCTGTCCCCGTTGTGCAGTACCCAGCGGGTCGTCTCGTCAGGGAGTGGGGTCACGTCGGCGCTCTCGGTGCTGGTTGCGTCATGGGGTTTCTGGAAGAGCAGGATTGGCTCATGAGAGGGCTTGAGTAGGGTGCCCCAACCGCTCCACCGTTTTGCAGCGTCGGTGGCAGGGGCAGTGACAGCGAATTCCAAGTCCTTGTGTCTCCCAATGAAGTCGGGATCGTGCTCGCCTGCGGCGACTGTTCCTCCGAGCGACGAGAGCTTGGTCCCGATCACCTCTCGCTCGGCCTCGATCCGCTCGACAAGCGAATCGACCCACGGGGGGACCTCTCTGCACAATGGACGGACCACCCTCCACATTGCTGCCGTCGGGATCGCAGGTTGCCCGTCGTTGAAGTAGTGAACGGCGAAGTTGCTGTTGGGTGAGATCAGCCCTTGCGACCGGAGCACACCGTCGATCTGCTTCGCCTTCAACCCGGTTGTTCGCATCCACGCTGTGAACTTGTGCAGCCTGCCGCCTTCCCCGTTCACCCTGTCGAGAGCCTTGCTCACGTCGAGTGACTTGGGGAACCCCGTAGAGTAGAGCCAGGACAGGGTCACACTTCGACCTGAGACTTCAGCATGGTTGAGAATCCCTGGTGCGTGTACGTTCTTCGAGGCACCCGAGCCAGCGGGAAGCCAGTCTACTACGTTGGCTGCACGAACGACCTCGAACGGCGCGTTCGGCAGCACAACGGGGAGATCTCAGGCGGGGCCAGGTTCACGAGAGCACACCGCCCGTGGACGCTGTGCGTCAGCTTTGGACCGTACACAGGACGAGGCGAGGCCCAGCGAGTCGAGCGTTCCGTGAAGAAACTCTCAGGCGAGGCTCGGACCCGCTACCGCTCGTAGCCACAGTGCGGGCAGCGACGAGCGTTGTTTGCGATCCCGTTCCCGCAGCTAGGGCAGGGCACCTGTGCAGCATTGAGGGCGTTCAATGCCGCAGCACCGCACGCGAAGACGACGAATCCGAAACCAGCACAGCAGCACAGACCGAACAGCCACGACATGGAGTCCCCCATCAGAACTCCACGGCAGTACCCGTGCAGGTACCGGACGTGCAAGTGACGCGAACGAGCCGGTGGTCGGCAGCCCGAATCGAGTACTGAGTGGACCGTGCAGCCTGAAGGACAAGCACGTCCTTGCCGACTGGGTCGCAGGCGTCGCCGCACCGGACATAGGCCGCGTAATCGACGGTGATCCCGAGGTAGTACTCGGAGTCGTTGACGAGCACAGAGGCACTACGCTCGTACTCCTCGTTCTCGATCTCCTCTGCCGTGGGCCGCCGAGTGTCCACCTGTCGGAAGGCACGGGTGGGCCGGACGCCGAGCAGGAGGGTCCAGTTGGAGTTCCCAGAGGCGATCTCCTCTGCCCGCGCCTTCAGCACGTCGTCCGTGTACTGAGCCCGGAGGTTCCACAGAGGGACGTTGACCTCGAAGGTGGGGTCGTCGCACATTCTTTCGGAGGGGCACGCCGTACACTGGCCAAACACGCACCGCGACCGCTCGCACCCCTCAATGCAGCCGCTGAAGAGGCCCGGCTGGCAGTCTTCGCTCGTGTCGCATTCCCCGCAAGAGCCTCCAGGGACTGTCTCACACTCCTGCTCCTTGGTGACCCTTGGCGGGGAGGAGCCCACGAAGACAGAGGCGTTTCCTACCTCGCAAGAGATCGACAGCCGGGAGACTGCTCCGGTGAACGTCGGCGTGCAGGTCTCGCCAATGCCCCACGAGTGGTAGCGGGTAGCCTTCAGACGATTGGTGATCGTCGCCCGCTCAGACGCGCTGAGTTCGGAGGTCTCCTCCTGCACTGCGACCGGACCGAGGAAGAGGGAGAACGGGTTGTCGTCGGAGTAGTAGGAGAAGCTGCTGGGCCAGTTGTCCGTGGCCGCAATGATCCCAGCCTCTGACGCGGGGATACAGAGGTTGTCCGTGTTCGCCACCGCAACCAGCCCTGCCGGGACGGCGTGGTAGTCGCAGAGGATCGGGTACGAGACCCGACCGTCGGTGAGCGTCACCCCAGGAGTCGGGGCTGGGACCGACTCTGCCGGGGAGGGGGCAGCCTGTGCGCCCACCTCTGTCTTGGCTTCCAGAGCGGCTGCGTACCTCGCTGCCGCAGCCTCTGCCTCGCTCTGAGCCTGGGCGGCAGCCTGGGCGGCACGGGCTTGGGCGGCACGAGCCTCGTCTGCCTCCCCTGAACAACCGAACAGAACCAGAACCAGACACGTCAAAGCACGGAGATTGGGAATCATGGGCACTGTTCCTTTGGGGGCTGCCTTCACCACTCGAAGTACGTCAGTTCCGCGAAGCTGAGCTTGAACGTCTCGCCTTGCGGGAGGTTCTCGATCACGAGGCGGAGCTTCTCGACTTCCTTGCGCTCCTTCTGCACCTCCGAGACCTCGCCCCGGACCTTCGCCGCGAGGCCGACGTTCAGATTGAGGTCGCCTGCGCCGTTGCTGGTGCCGTCGGAGATCGCCTGGAGCGACATGAGCACGTCGCCTGCGTCCTTGAGGCCCATTTCCTTCGCCGCGTCTCGGATACGCCCCTCGCGCTCCTTGATCTTCGCCGCCACGCGATCACGAAGGGCGACTGCCCGCTCGACGATCTCCTTCCCCGTCTTCGGGAAGTTCAGGCTCTCGAAGTCCCCGTAGTACCCTGGTCGTGCCATGCCAATCTCCCTCTCGCCCTCAATCGGGCATTTCGGCGATCATTTCCGAGGTCACCGCTGACTCGTAGTCGAGCAGCATTACGCCCAGCACCTGCTTGTCGGTGTGGACTTTCCCAATCTCCCAGGAATCCTGAGGTGGTTTCACTCGAAGCAGCAGTTCCCCGTCCCTCAGGAGGTAGTCCGCAATGCGTCGAGCGTGCTGTTCAGAGAGCTTCATTTGGACCGAGCCTTCCTGGGTTTGAGCCGGACAGGCTCTACCCACCCACGGCGCTTTCCAGGCGGGGTCGTGTAGGCCGCCTCGCCCCACCCGTGGCGAATCCGCCAGAGGAGGGTGGCGTACTTGATCCGCAGGAGCCTCGCCCAGGCACGCTTGGTCCTGGACACCCCTTGGACCTTGACCATGTGGTCGGCGTGGCTCTTGAGCCCGAGGTTCTGCTGCGAGATCGTCTGCCACTCGCACTCGCCCGGACCGTAGTCGCTGAACGGGGTCAATCTCCCGAGGGTCTTCCCTGGGGGTCGTGGTCCCATGTCTGCGAGGAAGTTCTCGAACTTCCGCCACCGAGCAGCAACACGGATCCCCTGCGCCCCGTAGTGCTCGTAGGAGCGGTGGTTCTTGCAGTGACACCGCTGAACCATGGCCCGCCAGGTCGTGTAGGTGGGCGACTCAAGCCTCCCGTCCTCACGGACCGCACGGTGACCATGCCTCAACCCAGACGACACCCTCTTGTGGAGGGGGGCACTGGGGTCAGCGGTCGGTGGGTCACACGCTCGGGTCGCTGTCGTAGGGGAGCGTCGCGTCATGGACCCGGTCCCCCAAACCCTTGAGCCCAAGCTGGAAGCAGATCTCCGAGAGCGGGTGGGCCACCATGTTGTGGACCGTCCATTGGAACCGCTTCGGGAGGGCGCTGACGAGGTTTCTCATGGTGTGACCGTACCGAGGTGCCCCTGTAGACGGGCGACGCCAATCGTCCCGCAGTAGCGAGCGGTCGGAGCCCCCGGAATGACCCAGTCCTTCGAGGCGGTCGGGACAGTCATTTCCAGCACAGCGTACCCGTGCGCTTGGAGCCACTCAGCGTCTGCGACACCCTCAGCCAGTTCATAGGACGACCACACGATCCACGGAGGTTGAAGAAGATTGAGCGTGCTCTCCCAGGTCGGGGTGGGCGTGTCAGCCCTCGTGTACCCGACGTGGCGGGTCGCTGGGAGGGTGAATCCAGGCTGGAGCATGATTGCAGGCAGCCCGACAGGGGCACCCTGCTCCGAGCGGAGTCCAACGACCTTGGGTCTTCGGCACTCCCCGAGCAGCCTCAGGGAGGGGTCAATGACGTAGACCTCGCGGACGCTCTCGTCCTTGAGCACACGGTAGGAGTCTGCGTGGACGTGGGTGCCTGCCCCGAGGTCGTAGATCTGCTTGGGACGGAAGACGTGCTTCCGCAGCCGTCGGATCAGCATGGACCGAGCGAGCGGCCTCCACGGGTGTTCTTCGCTCATTTCAGAAGCACCACATATCATGGGCCATTGCGTTCGCCCCGCAGCGGGAGCAACTTGCACTGTCCGAGTTTTCAGTCGTGTGGCCTGGACCGTCCCAGACGTGCTCGCACGGCCCGTTGGGGCACTCGCACTTGCACTTATGGGTCGAGATTCCGCAGAAGAACACCTGAACCACTGGCTTCGATTCGTCGGTCATGGTCGCCAATCACAGCGGGAACTTCAGCCCCATGTCGCGCATGGTGAGCAGCGCCTCTGCGTTGCCACGAGCGTCGTCCAACGGGTCGTGCGTGTGCCTCGTTCGGCGGAGGTGCTTGAAGTTCTGGAACGTGTCCTTGACCATGCCCTTGTAGAGCGAGCCGAGGTTGGTCGAGGAGTGTCCGAACGGGCACGAGCCCATGAAGTGGTGGAAGTACCAGCAGACGAACATCCAGTCGAACCCGTTGTTGTCCGAGACGAACATTGGGCGCTTGGTGAGGTTCAGCCAGTTCGCGAAGGCTCGCATTGCGGCCTCAGGCTCCATGAACGTGAGGGTCTGCTCGCGTGTGTGTCCGCTGACAGCGAGCGCCTCCGGGACCCACTTCTCGGAGATCGGCCTGAGTTGGATCTTGAACTGCTGTGTGAAGCCCGGCTCGACCATGACTGCCCCCAACTCGATCATTGAGTAGTCGCCAGGAATCGGGCCGTCGGCCTCAATGTCCACCATGACGTAGGTCACCGGAGCCACACACATTCCCAGCCGCTCTTCGCTGGATAGAAGGTCTCGTGAATAGAGGCAAACACCTCGCCCGTTGCGAGGTTCCGCCCAACGCTCTTGATCCACTCTTCGGTCGCAGCGACACAGAGGTCCATGTCACTGTCCGGGTTGAAGCGCCCCTTCGGGATCTTGTACCACCCCTCCGGCGTCTTCTCGAACGAGGACACGTCCATGGCCTCTCCCCGATTGAGGAGCGACTTCATTTCGAGGTTGGCCAGGTGCGTGTACTTGTCGGTCACTTGCCGTCCATGAGCGCAGTGCGTGCGGCGTCGTAGCGGTTTTCTGCTCCCTGGCGCAGAACGTCTCTTGCATTCGGATAGAGCCCGCTCGAACGAAGTCCGTCCGCCGCGTCGATCACCCTCCGCTGCCGCTCGACGAGAGCGCGGAGGGCGTCAATCTCGTGGGGCAACGTGTTCTCGTCGCGGACGGCGCGCTCTCGAATCATGCGCTCCCACTCCGGGGTCATTGTCAGCGGCCCGACTGGCGCGGTCATGTTGCACTCCGGTGTGCTGCCCGTGCGGTGAGATAGGCACCCTGCTTCTCCAGCAAGGTGCAGTAGCAGGACGCCCTCATGTCCTCACCTGCTGCGGTACCAGCAACGTGCCGGGGACACCATGCTGGGGTGGCCGCGAGGAGTTCGTCTGCGGCGTCGAGTGCCACAGAGGCCAGGACGAGTTGGGTCCGCACCTTCGCGAGGTCGGCCCGCACCAGGTCGGACGAGGAGAGCAGTGCGTCGAGGGACTCATTCACGGCCTTCGGGTCGAGGTCGCGGTCGGTGTTCCGCGCTTCGGGGGCAGCAGCAACGAGTCGGACGAGCTTCGTGAGCAGCGAGTACACGTCCGGGGTGACAAGCTCACCCCGGACGTGAAGCTCTCCCTCAGCCGAGATCGTGATCACGTTGAGGGGATTGGGCTCCCCTCGAATCACGAACTTGGGCTCTGGTGCGGTGTCGCTCACCCGCAACCTGCGTTCGACGCCGACCCACCGTCGGGTCCACCGCCGATCTCGTAGACCGGCTTGGACGGGGGGAGACCGTCAGGGTCTGCTTCGACCACGGGGTCAGTCTCGACCGCCGAGTAGGAGTACGAGCCCCTCTTGCCGTGGCGGGTGAGCTTCCCGGTCGTGAACAGCTTGTAGAGGGCACCCTGGATCGACTTCTCGATCATGCCGGGGGACGCCTGCTTGACGCGGGTGATCAGGACCGCCTCCGACATGACGGCGGAGGGGTTCTCCTCGAACGTCTCGCGGACGATCCGCTCGGTCAGTTGGGAGACGCCCACGGCACGGGGCCGGGCGAGGCTCTCCTCCAGCGGGACGCCGAGCGCCGTGAGCATGGTGGCGAGCCGCTTGATCTGGTCCTCGATCACCGTCACCTCCTTGGTGAGGGACTCGATCGAGGCGAGGATCGTGGTGCGTCGTTCCGAGAGGTCTGCGTAGCCGATCCTGGCGTTGGCGACCATCTCGTCGAAGTTGAATGCGCGGTCGTTGTCTTCGTTGTCGTCGGAAGATTGCATGGGATCTTTACGCCTTCGAGGGACGCTTCGTGCCCTGCTTCTTCCCGAACTGCTTCGAGATTGCGTAGTTCGCCAGCACGGTGATTGCTGACTCCACACCGGACACGACCGCAAGGGCGAGCCGCAGTTCCGGGTTGAGGCAGATCTCTCCGTTGGTGAAGCTGAGCGGAATGCTCACGACCTCCCGCACTTGGTTCATGCGCGTCGGGGTCCGGACGAGTGTGTTCGTCTGGACACGAACGAACACCCCAGGTCCTGTGCCCCTGAGCTTGTTGTGGTCGAAGGGCATGACGCCCAACAGGGTGGGAGCAAGGTGCTTCGTCCGGGGCCGAGCCTTGGGCTTGGTCTTCGTGGTCATGGGTGTCCTCTCACTCCGGAAGCGATTGAGCCCAGGCCGTTTTCACGATTCACCCAGGAACGCACGGCACCGCCGCTCCCGCTCGTCATGGCGGAGGTGTCTGAAGGCCGTGACTCCGGACACCATGTGCTCTGGGATCTCCTCGTGGGGCAGGCCCTCACACGAGAGGCTCTCGACCAAGCTGTGGCTCGTCGGGTTCTTCACCGACGCCACGCGCCACCGGAGCACTGCGTCGTGGCGGCTCACGACCCACCCGGCGGGTACACCAGGACCATGTGGATCTCGATCTCCCCGGTCTTGGTCCACCGCCGCGAGGTGACCTGGTGCTCCCCGGTGTGGAGGTCGATCCAATCCCCCACCAGCGGCGGAGACGTGAAGTACATTTCCGCACGCTTTGCGTGGGCGACCTGACCGAGGTGGTTGTACTCCTCGATAACGATTGGGAACATGGTCAGCATGAGGCTCTTACGCCTCAGGGTCCTCGTCCTCTGCAATCTCTTCTTGGACAGGGGGCGGGTTCTGCACCTGGAACCCGCACTCGGGACACGGAGTGCAACACTCCCGCTGGTGGTAGATTGAAGGCCGGGCGTGGCAAACACACCGGCAAGGGGCGTCATGCTCGTGCCTACCCAGCGGGCAGTTCAGCAGGCTGACGGTCTTCTTGGTCGGGGCCTCGCTGTCGAAGAAGGTGTGTACGGGGACCTTCTTCGTGATCTCGTCGTCGTCGGAACTCATTGGGTCAACCGCTCTTGACCACGTCTGCCACCGACTGCGGTACGACAGGGCAGGCACCCCGGTCACAGACCCAGTAGGTCATGTGCCCGCAACTGTGGCAGTTCTGAATGACGGGCAGGCTGCGGAGCTTATCTAGCTCGACGGTCAGCCGCTCGATCTCCTTGGCCATTCTCACAACCTTCGCGTCATAGTCTTCAGCAGTCATGTCCAGTGAGCCCTATAGGCTCGGCAACCTGGTCAGGGCTCGTCGATCCCGAACAGGCTCTCCATGCTCACCGGGGACTGGTCCTCAGCAGGCTCCGCGTCGCCGTCGTAGCAGCCGCAGTCGGGGGCAATGACATCTCTTGCCTGTAGGGCGCACGCCTCTCCCAGCAGGAGCCCACGCCACGAGAAGCTACGGCCCAGCCCATACGAGGTGGTCAGATTGGGGAGCGCGTTTTTCTCGATCTGGATCGCACGCTTCAGGTACTCCGGGTACTTGCGGCCCATTTCAATGATCTCCGACTTCTTCGTCGAAGGACAGTGGAAGCAGGACGACTTGCCCGGCAACGGCAGCCCGGCCTTCTCAATCACGTCCACGCACTCGTCTCGGGCCATGTCCCAATCGGTGAGCGGGGCCGTCCAACGAACAGCGCCAACCCCCTTCCCTTCGGGCTGGGGGTTCTTCGCGAGCATTCGCTGGGCTCGTGACGGCTCACCAGCGTCGTAGCCGATCCACCGTTCGAGCACCTCACCACGACCCCAAGCAGCCTGAACGAGCGGGTGGTTCCGAATGAACTGGTCGATCGGCTGCTTCCACTTCGAGGTGCAGCCCGAGTACCCGTAAGCCTTCGAGGGAAGCTCGCCACGACGCAGGCAGTCCTGCTCGATCGTCACGAACTCGCCACCCTTTCGGATCCAACGCACCACGTCGATCTCAGGGAACCCACGCGCCACCAACCACCCGGTGAACAGCTTGAGGTACTCGTAGGTGTGGGGGAGTTCGTCCCCGGTGTCCGAGAACACGATCACGTCAGGGCGGATACCCCTGTTGTGAGCCTCGACGAGCAGCGCCGTGCTGTTCGTCCCGCCGCCGTAGCTGACAATGATCATTGCTGTGTCCCATACCCCGGTGAGTCTTCTAAGGCCGCCTCTGCCTTCTGAAGCCGCTCCCGTAGAGCGTCAATCTCAGCAAGCAGGGCCTTCAGCCGGACGCCCTCTGACCACCGCTCACGCTTGAGAGCGTGAGCGCGAGCCTCTGCTTCGACCTCTGGAGTGATCGCGATCGGTCCCATGCCCCACTCTACTGGTGGGTCAGCCTGACAGGCTCTTCCATGCCGACCCACTCCATGAAGGTCGTGCCCTTGTGCTGCCAGATCCGAAGCTGGATCTTCCCTTCGGCTTCGAGCCAACCCTCGTCGGTGTCGCAGGACTCGCACGAGAAGTTGATCCGAAGATCGTCCCGACGGTCCGCAATCCTACCGAAGTGGGTCTTGAGCCCGCCCTTGTTGACGGTGACGATCGTGCTGTCAGGCTCGTCCTCCTCACGGCGGAAGCCGACCTCGACGCGGATCTGGTGAAGGTTGTCCGACCCGCAGCGGGGGCAGGAGAGATACTGGAGCATGAGCTACCTCAGGTTGGGGAGAGCGTCTGGAGCCGGGGCACCAATCCCAGGGCCGAGTACTGGATCCCCGTTAGAGGGTCGAGGTCGTTGCCACAGAGAATCCCCCCGTCCGGCGCACCGGGGGACACGAGCTTTACGCCCGTCGTGCCTGAAATGGTCACGGACCCTGTCACCGCCCTCAAGGTCGCGTCAGTCTGAGCCGAGACGGTGCTCGACCCGGCGCTCACCGTCGTCGAAGAATCTCCGGCAATGAGGGTCATGTCGTGGCCGTCCACCGAGTCGATCGACAGGGTGTTGTTCCCGGCCTTCGCCTTCCACTGACCCAGTGCTGTCTCGAACAGGAAGTCCCCGACCAGCAGGCTCGTCGTGTGGTCTCCAGGGCCAGACCATTCTTCGAGCCGGTCGCCGTAGGTCATCTTGTAGTGGTCGGTCGTCCCACCCGCGTTGCCCGTAGCCGGGGTCGCGTTGATCTGAAAGACGTTGCTGGGGCCGTTCGCCGGGTTGGAGTCGTTCGGGCCAGAGACCTGGACCTGCATTGAGCCAGAGGCCGAGATCGCAACCTGCTGGGCGTTCAGGCTCGCACGCTGCCCCGAGGACAGATTGAGCGAACTCTCCGCCCGAATGTCGATCTGCGTGGCGTTCGTCAGCGCCATGCGGGGCGAGTTCAGAACGAGCGACCCCTCACTCCGAAGGGTGACGTTGCTCGTGCCGTGGACCAAGACCGACGGAGCGAACCCACCGCTCGTGCTCGCAGGGTCGGCGTCCGCAGCAGCCGAGGCTCCAGCGATCGTGCCCCCGCCGAAGATTGAGACAGCCCCAGCCGCTGACGTGAGCGAGACGCCCACGTTGCCCGGACCGGGGGCCGCCGTGATCGCAACGCCGCCGCCCGAGGTGATCCCGATCCCTCCTCCAGAGGCCACCTGAAGGTCGCCCCGAAGAGCCACCTCACCCGAGACGCCCGGCCCGGCCAGGTACGCCTTGAGCCGAGCGTCCTTCGTGAAGCACACGAAGCTCGCTGGCCCAGGACCAAAGGCAGGCGTGACCTTCAGCAAGGTCGCTGCGTGGTCCCGCATTCGCGAACTGATCCCCGACACCAGACCTGGGGAGACACCCCCGCCCGTGTCGAAGACGACAGGGCGCAAGGGCACCCCATAGAGCGCCCTGCCGGTCAGGGAGAAGGCATCGTTGCCTACGACCGAACCAAGCACCCACTCGACGAACGGAGAGGCCGTGGAGCCGCCTAGAGGGTTGCCTGCCGTCGGCACCTGATTGGGCAGCCGTTCAGCGTCGAAGCCGTCCGTCTGCTCGGTGACGGGAAGTAGCCCACGAGTCGAGTGAGTGACCTCGACCCGGTACTCAGAGAGTGACTCCGGCGTCGGGTCCGACTCGAACGTGGAGGCGACCGCATTGGCGGTCCCAGTGACGGGAAGGTCCCCGCCAGGAAGCAAACCCACCCGGTAGAGCGCCTTGCCCCCGTAGACGACCTGGGGGGTTGTGCGGCTCTCGACCCGGAACCCGGCGTTGTCTACGAACGTGCCCCACTGAAGGAAGTCGAACGGGTCGATCCGATTCGACAGGGTGGTCCCGACCGACTCCTCGAAGGCCGACTTGGGCGTGCCGGGGCTGCCACGCAAGAAGATCAGGCCGGGGGTCAAGAACCCAATCGGGAACGGGGAGGTCCCCAACGAGGAGGACGGGACAGGGTTGGACTCGGCGTCCACTTGGGGGATCGGCGAGTCCCAGTAGGTGCCGTCCGAGAACAACTCCGACGGGAGCAGCCGGGCTTCACGCTGGACCGGCCCGGAGTAGACCCTGGTGCCCGCCTGCGCATGAAACTCGACGATCGACCGAACGACGAACGCAGAGTCCTCGTCCCGCAGGCGAAGCTCGCTACCCCGCCGATTGGTGAGCAGCACGCTCCGGTCGAGCACGAGATCAGAGCCACCCGACGACGTGGCCAGCACGTCGCCAGGCCCAACGTGCCGGAGCTTGAACCTGACCCGCTCAGCCAGACCCGTGGCGACTGCGCGCTCTTTCGGGGTGTCGAGCCCTTCGCCGGGGCTGTACCGAGAGAAGGGCAGCCACTCTTGGCCCATCCACGGGGCCGGGGGCACCCACCCGACAATGATTGGGGTCCGGACGCTCGCCGTGCCGCTCGACTCTCGGGCTGCCCAGCCGACGAGGCACAGGTCACCGCGTTCTGGGATTGCACCGAAGAAGTGCCGCCGCCCGCCGCCGGGGAGCGTGAGGTCCACGCCCGTGTACTCGAAAATGTCGCTCTCGCCTGTGAGGATCACGAGGGTGCATTTGAACTCCTCGTATTGGATCTCCTTCACGCGAGCGACGCTGAAGGCAAGCTGCGCCCAGTTGATCGAGGGGTTGGTGGCGTCGTTGTCCCCGCCCCGCATTCCCGCCCGCATTTCGCCCGGCGAAATGTGGCTCCTAGGTGACTCAGCCATGTGGGTTCCTCAGTCTGGTCAGACCATACGGAGGAAACCACCCACCAGCTAGACCTGGGTCGGAACGGCCTGCTCCCCAACGGTCGGGTCGAACCAGACGTAGGGCATTCCGCCGGGAAGAATGTCCCAGAGTTCACGGGGCGCGCAGAACCCGGCCATTCCAAGGGCTCCGGCGAGGGTCACGAAGCTGTCGAGGGTTGGGTGCTCCGCCCACTGGTCGCCGTTGCGGTCCATGCAGAGATTGAGGAACGTGTAGCCCCCACCACCGCCCATGAGGAACTCGTCGGTGACGGTCTCTCGAATGAGCGTCCGGACCTTCTCCCGGTTCGCTTCGAGGCGCACCGGGTCGAACCCAAACACCTGCATGATCCCATCGAAGAGGACGGCTCCTTCAGGGACCTCGCCGGGCTTCAACGTGGCCAAGAACTCGTCCCGGTAGAGCGAGTCCTCGACGAGCTTGTGAACCTGCGCTGCCTTCGATTCAGCCACCTCAACCCCCAGAGCTTTCCCGAGCACGGGCGAGTCTCACAGCGTATGCAGCCCTGCATACCGCCTGACACGCCAAGTCGTAGGCATTCAAGCCACCGTGGTCGGCGGCTTCCAGCATGGCGATCCCAGCCTCGACCAAGAGGCGCTCGGCCTGCTCAACTTCGCTGGGTTCGGCACTTGATTGGGTCACCAGAGGTTCTCCGAGTAGAGCGTGTCGGAGTCACCACCGCAGCGGCGAATGATCTGCCCTGCCGCCTTCGCAATGACGTGCGCCTCCATTCGGCCCACGAAGCGCCCGGTGTCCGTGACGAACCCCTGGACGCACCGCTCCTCACTCCTGGGATTGAACGCTTCTCCCATGACCGCAAACACTGAGTGGTGCCGCCCCGGAGGTGGCACCGAGTAGACCGTCCCGTTAGGGTGCCGGATCGCCACCGCTGCGATCCGCTCGGTCACCACACGTCCTCCGACCGCAGCTTGCCCACAGGCAGGTCGATCTGACCGGACAGGTACGCGATCTTGGCAGCTTCCTCGCGGGTCACGAACTGCCCGGCGTTCGTCAGGAAGCCCTCGACGGCGGAGGAGAGGGGGAAAACACGACGCTTCCCCCCGTCCTCGTTGCGGACGTAGGACTCAATGATGTTGACGTGACGGCCTGGGGCGTCCACCGAAAACACCTCACCGCGAACCAGGATTGCAGCTTTCTCGATTCTCATTGAAGACCCACGAATCCCTCGACCTTACCCATAGTCTGGTTGTGCCTTTCGCTAGCCCAGATCAGGCTCCGGCCAGCCCTTCTCTTCTCGGAACCACTTGTTGATCGGTGCGTCGGTCAGGCTCTTGGCGCTGAGCTTGTGGCCCAAGGGGGCGAGCCGGGTCTTGAGACACCCCCAGTGCATATGCCCGTTGCGCTCTCGACCCTGGGCTGTGGCAAGACACCACAGGCCGTCACGGACCATGTAGTAGTCCAAGACGGGGGTGCCACAGTGGACGCACTGTGGCACCTCGAAGACCTCTTTCTCGAAGTTTGCCATTTTAGAAGCTCGGGTCGCGGTAGGTGCGACGGTTGCCGAAGCTCAGGGTGCCGCCGGGCGACTTCGCGGACTGCCCGACGAGCTTCCACTGGCCGTTCGCCCGGAGGCTGAACTTGTGGACCGCACCGTTGGGGTCGCGCTCGTAGGTGTAGGTCTGCGACTCGGAGAGCCCGTTGGCGTCGGTGCGGGTCGCCTTGTCCTCCTGGACGGTGACGAGCTTGCCGTTCGCGGACACCTCGACGACGGTGCAGGCGTGGGTGTCGGTCCACACGCGGTAGGTCGCGCCCTTGCCGACGAACGAGGGGCGTGCGATCCGGTGCTGAATGCACGACGAGAAGCCTTCGTCGCCGGGTCCCTGATTGGTGCCACACTGCGAGCAGTAGGTCAGGGCGAAGCGGGGGGTCGTGGCGGTCTGGGTGTCCATGTTCGTCTCCTCACCCCATAAGCGAACGGCGAGGAGCCTTTTACATGATCCGCTCAGCAAGATCGTCAAGTACGTCCGCCACGCCGCTTTCCCCAGGGCAGTCGGGGCAGCGGAGGCTGCGCTCGTAGTAGCCCGCACACGAGGGCTTGCCCTCGTTGATCAGCGGGTGGTTCGGGGCTCGCCGCGACGCACACTGTTCGAGGAGGCTGGTACGCAGCGCCGCTGCTGCCTCAACAAGAGCCTCACGCTGAACACGGCGGTCGTACTGCTGCGCGAGGTCCGTGAAGCTCACAGCGAGGGCTGCGTGAAGAACCTCGGAGCACCGCGCCACCGTGTGTTGGAGCCCAGCCCTGTCGGCATGGGGGTCAGACACGGAGGCGTCGAGAGCGTCCCGCGCAATCTGATACGCGAGCGCAGCCTCCTTCAATCGAGCGAAAGCGCCGAGAAGGGTGTTGCGCTCCCCCCTGAAGTGCTCGACGAGACTCCGGGCCTCTTCGAGTTCACGTTGGCGTGTGGCAGTCTCTCGTTGAGTCATCTCCTGCCCCCCGCATAGGATTCTCAGACGGCAGAGCGAGAGCCTCTGCCGCCCGCTGGTGACTCTCGCGCTCCATGTCTTGCGGGTCCGCAAGGTACATGAGTTCGCGCAGCGCACGCTCAATCTTCTCAGCGCGGGTCATGTGCCCCCAAAGCTGCCCGCAGCAGACAGTACACGCACTTGCCGCACGGCTCCATGCCGGTGACTACCACCATGCTCCCGTGCCCGGCGTCCGGGTAGATACAGGGGAACTTTTCGAGCACGGCCTCTGCCGCAGCCTCAATCTTCGAGGCTCGGGTCGGCTGGCTCTCGTGTGCCGTCCTAGGAAGGGTCGAGCGGAAGGCTCGGGCTGCGATTCGCTTGGGCTTCATGTCCTGCCTTACGCCCTACCCAGGCCAACGGTAGAGCCGATTCTGTCGCTCGCACTGCTCACGAGCCCACGACCCCTTCCACGAGACGCGGCGGGCGAAGCGGCGGTGGAGGGCCTTCATTTCGGGGACGTTGTCGGCGCAGATATTGTCCCAAATGTCGAACCAAGCGGCGTCCCACCTCTCGCCCTTGGGCGGCTGCCACGAGAGAATGTCAGCCTGAATGACGGTGACGCGACCGGGGAACTGCGAGGTCAGCCACGGGGCGACCAGCTTGATCACGTCGGGCGACTGCTCGACGATCGTGACGTGCGTGACTTCGGGCTTCATGAGCATGGCGCGGGCGACCATGCCGATCCCGAGTCCGGCCACGAGGCAGCGGCCCTTCGCCTGGAAGATCGCACCACGGTGGTCGCGGATCTCGTCCGGCGTGTCGCTCATGATCACCTGACCGTTGCGCGTGAGCGAGGTGTACGTCCCTGCGGGGACGCCGCGACCCCCGCTGAAGAGAGCACGCATTCGCTCCAACTTCGCGGCCTCCTCAGAGACGGTGAAGCGAGAGACCTTCCACGATCCTGAGACGCCTTCGGGGAGATCGACCTGGTACGGGTGGTTCATGGTTCCTCACCCCTGAAGCGAACGGGGGGACCCCTTTTACACGTTTCCCTGTTCGCCCTTGCTCTTTTCGATCCCCTCGCGGACGGCTTCTTCCACGAGAGCCAGCAGCCGCTTGCCGCCCGCCGAGTTCATGTCGAGGACGGGGTACTCAGCCCGCCACGTCTTGACAGCGAGCAGGGCGATCTTCCGTGGGTCCGCCACATAGTCGCTCGCCAGCATGGACTTGGTTCCGTCTTCGACCGACAGATTGACGACGCCTACTCGCATGGTGCTCCTCAGGAAGGTGGCTCGGACGTGCCTTCGTGTGCGGCCCAGCAGCCGTAGTCCTTACACCCGACGAGAGGGCAGAGCGCCCCGTGTGCCGCCGGGACAAGCTCAGGGGATTGCATTGCGAAGCGGGCAAGCGCGACCGCGTTGGTCATGCGAATGATCCGCTCACGACCCCCCAGGCTCGGGCCGCCCATGAGGTAGAACGAGCCGAACTCCTTTCGGTACAGGGGATACTCGGTCATGGTCAGTTCGTCTCGGGTGAAGGGATCAGGATCTGGTCCGTGTCCGAGTTGTACCCGACCCACTGTGCCCGCCGGTAGGCTTCGCTCTGCTCGGTGGTGAGCAGCTTGAGTGCCGCCCGCGCCCCGTTCATAACGTCGTGCGGCACGTTCCGAGAGACTCCACCGTCTCTGTTTTTCAGGGTGACAATCATGAGACAGTCCTGCTCTCCTTGAGGAGTGTGTCGAGCCGCTGAAGTGCTGCGTGTGCGAAGACCATTGTGGTCGAGACGATCTTGCCTGAGGGGACACTCTCCCCGTCGCCGTTGAGCGCCTCGTAGACCTCTCGCCGGACTTCCTCGTGAGTGGAGTCCCCGACCATGTCCAGGGCGTGCTCCAGGGCTTCGCGGAGGTCCCGCTTCTTGGAGTCCACTGCGCCGTCCTCGTCCACCTCGCCCTCAGACGCCTGCTTGATCAGGTCTTGGATCTCTTCGCTGAGGGTGTCGTCGTCGTGGGTGTAGTACACGGTGTCCGCCGTGTTGGACCCGATCAGGGCCTTCTCCACGAAGTAGTGGTCGTCGGGGCGACCACGGACGGCCATCCAGTGGACGGTCGCGAGCGCGTTGTCCTCCGCCGAGAGCTTCTCGTTGGCGTGGAAGTAGGCGAAGATCACGGGGGAAATGTCCCCGTGAACGAGGAGCTTCCGGCCTGCGAGGACGATCACCTCGAACCAGAAGGTCGAGGTGCCCGGCTGCTTGACGAGCCAACGCCCGTGGCTCGACTCGACGATCTGGTGCTTCGCAAACGAGTTGCGAGCGTCTTCCATTTGGTCCGTGACGCGCTGCTTGGTGCTGCGAGTGGGCTTCATGCGTGCCTCAGTTCAGGGTGGCCCGGCGTGCGCGGTACCGCGCAATCACGGCGTGCATTTCCGCGAACATTTCGTCCACGGTCGAGGCGGGCATTGACGGGTCCACCACGAGCACTGACGTGCCGACAACGTCCCCGCCGGGGTTGACCGCACACTGGTAGAGCACGGACGCGACCGGGCTGACCTTCCGGCCCTTGAGGCGACCTTCCTCGTCGAGCCAGAGGCTCCCGAGTCCGGGGAGCACCACCAGTTCCACGCAGTCGCAGTCACACAGCCGGTAGAGGGCTTCGAGCTTGGGCTCGAACCCGGTGTCCTCGTAGTGGTCGAAGAGCGTCTCAGTCTCCTCCGCCGAGAGGCGACGAGGCGACTCGCTGCCCTCAGGGAAGACGTAGACCGCGACAGGCTTGGTGGTCATGTACATGGCGATCAGGCTCCGTAGAATTCCGAGTTGGGGTGCCGCACGAGGAAGGTTGCGACTTCGAGCTTGTGATCGAGACGTTGGCCAGGCCCGAAACCTGACTGACGATCGAACCACGCGAAGTACCGGACCATGCGTTCGCAGTTCCCCGAGCCGCTCAGAATGCTCTCCGTCTCGACGGAGGGCGTCTGGAAGAGGCTGCAACGAGCCCCCTTTTTCCCAGGGGTTGCGAGGTGGAGATTGGTGCTCATGGTCAGTCCTGCTTACGCCTTGCTGCTGATTGGGCTGTCTCTTAGCGCCGGAGCGTGGACTCGAACCACCAGGTTTGACCCTGCCCTCCCAACCCTTGCGGGCCACCACCTGGTGCTTTCTGGAGGGTACCGACACCCATGAAGCGAACGGGGGGAGCCCTTTTACACGATTCGTCGGGGTCTTTCAGATCTTCGGCGGCTGCCGCCGAACGGAACTCTTGACCTTCACGTTGAGCTTCGTCTTGTTCGCGTAGGTGTGGCAGGGGACAATGTTGAACCCGAGCATTCGCTCCGCCGCAGCAACGACGAACTTGAGGGGCTGGTGGACCGAGCTACGCTCGATCTCGATTGGGACGCCCACAGAGCGGGTGAGCACACGCCCCCTGCTGTCCGGGAGGTAGTGCCACCCGTCCTCACGCAACGCCTTGTCCTTTGCAAACCATGCGTCCACGTCGGACTGGTTGAGCACCTTGAACTCGCGGCACCAACCACCGCCCCACGCACCGCCCCACGCGCAGTAGGAGGTCGTGCCCCGGTCGATCCCCGCGTCGATTGCACGGCTCAGAATGGTCGGGCCAGTGTCTGACCTGTCCGAAGCGAAGATCGCCTCGATACGGTGTGGGTAGCACTCACCATGGTGAGTGTCGATCACCACGTCTCCGACGCGGATCGTGTCTCCCGCCCCGACACACTCGGTCAGGGTGCCCGGTGCGGTCGCGTGAATGATCGTGGAGCCGATCTGAAGGCTCCCGACGCCCAGGAACCCCATGTTCTCTGCAATGGCGTCTACGAGCGCCTGCTCTTCCTTGCTGGTCATTCGTGTCTCCTGTGGAGCTTCTCGTCTTGGACCGCGTCATATGCGCGTTCGGCCTGCTCACGACTCGTGTTGATCCCCTCACGAGCCTGCGTTGCTTGGATCACGGACACCACCAGCCTTCGGCGGAGGTCCGGGTCTCGGAGGATCTCCTTCACGTCTACCCGTCTGCCGGTCATTGGTGTCTCCGTGTCTCAGCTTTCAAGGTGCTGAGCTACCTGTCTCACCCGTCAGTCTCCGTGAATCGGATCTTGAGGCGCTCGCCGGACTCGACGATCTCCCCGGACGCCCACCAGGAACGCTTCCCCTTGATACGCCGTGCGCCCGCCGTGCTGACCTTGAAGTGCCCCACGAGGGACTGAGGCGTGAGGATTTCGAGGTCGTAGACCTTGCCGGGCTCGACCACGAACGTCACCGAACGCGGGGCAGCCATGTCACCACCTCCGGGCATTGGAGACGCCGGGCCAACCGGCCCCAATGTTCCCGCCGTTGCACGAGCGGGCCTCCGCGTCGCGGTTGCTGTTGAGGAAGATTGCGGTGTGCTCCGCCGCCTTGTCCCCGAGCCGCCCGAGCAGGATCAGCGTGTCGATTGAGAGCCTCACCGGACCACCTCGTGGGAGCACTCGGCTCCGCAGTTGCGGCACTGGAAGTGGGTGCGGTTGCCGAGCGTCCCGAGCACGCCGACCGGCCCGCCACACAGAGCGCAGGGCTCCGGCTCTTCGGGGAAGTACTCAAGGCAGAGGTCTTCCTCGCCCGCGAACATCTCTTCCCGTGCTGCTTGATGGTTCATGGTGTCTCGTCTCCCTCGTCTTAGTAACGGGGTAGGGGGCGAAGATTACACGCTTCAATTACTCTTTTGTCTCACCAATCGCTCTTCGCGAGGGCAGATACATCTACCGTTCGCTCAATCTTCGGCCACCCGCGACCGGAGATAACCACCCGATCTCCCTCACGAGATTCAACCGTAACCCGGTCGTACCGTCCAATCTCAATGGCTGTGACCCCAGGAACACACCAGTCGGTCGGCAGATTGAGGCAGGGGCACACACGCTGACATGACGAACAGAGCATGCGCCAGCACCCGTTGCGACACTTGCGTCGTGGCTCCCTCATGCTCGGAACCTCGCACACCTGGCAGCTTTTCCGCTTGTTGCTTCCAAGTCTCATGGCTGCGCGATCACCCCTTCTGACCCGCGAAGCCGTTGATTTGCTCCCAGCCCGATCCGCCGTGCATCGGGCTAGACCCAGGGCCGAACCACCGGTCGTTGCTCGACGTGGTGAAGCCACGAGTGCGCTTCTCGAACGCCCTGGGGGCGAGCTTGAGGCCGTAGCTCTCCAGGTCCGCCCGGACCTTGTTCCGCGACCGCTGGAGCCCGTAGGCAAGCTCCCCGAGGTCCTCGTGCGTGAACTGGTCCTGCTCTTCGTCCATGACGTACTGGACGAAGGACTCGATCGACTCGTACTCAGGGGCCGTCGGGGTGCTCATACCCTCTAAGCGAACGAGGGCACGAGCTTTACACGATTCAGTCGATTCCTGCGACCTATCATGTAAAAGCCAGTGCCCCATTCGCTTCATGGGTGAGGAAGACGACATGACCACCAAGGCCAACCGCACGAACGAGCTTCTCCAGACCCTCCACACGGAGGGTTGGACCAACGAGCAGTTCTGGGAGGCCCATGTCCTCCTCTCGACAATCTCCAATGAGGAGATGTTCGACCACATTCCCTTCCGCTCACTCCTCGTCTACTGGACGGAGGAGGAGGGCAAGCGGATCGAGTACGGCGAGCACGAGGGGTGCTCCCCCGAGCTAGTGGCGCAGTTTCGCGCCCTCTGGTCGTGAGCCCCTCAGGGGGCTACCCCTTGATACACAAAACCTGCTTCAGTTCGTGCTTGACCTCGACCAGGTCGCGCTGGTTCTCCATGACCCGGTCAATGTTCTTGTAGGCGCTGGGGATCTCGTCGAGAACACCCCCGTCCTTGCGGCACTCGACGCCAGCCGTCTGCTCTTCGAGGTCGTCCCTCGTGAACCGACGCTTGGCCTCGCCACGGGACATTCGGCGGCCTGCCCCATGCGAGGCAGAGCAGAAGCTCTCAGCGCAGCCGAGCCCGCTCACGATATAGCTCTTGGTGCCCATGGAGCCGGGAATGATCCCCAACTCTCCGAGCCGGGCCGAGATCGCACCCTTGCGGGTCACGAACAGGTCGTCCCCGAAGTGCGTCTCCTCAGAGACGTAGTTGTGGTGACACGCGATCACCGGGTCGTACTCGATCTGCGGGAAGTGGTCGAGCAGCACGTCCTTGAGGAGCGAGACCATGACCTGGCGGTTCTCAGCCGCGTACCGCTGCGCCCAGAACAGGTCGTGCCTGTAGTCCTGCATTTCCTTCGTGCCAGCGAGGAACACGGCGAGGTCTCGGTCCACCAGGACCTGGTTGTGTTCGAGCTTCTTCGCAGCCGAGATATGGATCTCAGCGAGGGTCTTCCCAATGTTCCGGGAGCCCGAGTGGAGCATGACCCACACCCGCCTCTCGGTATCTATGCAGACCTCAATGAAGTGGTTGCCGCCGCCGAGCGTCCCCATTTGGATCTGCGCCTTCGACAGGTCCGACTGCACCTTCGGGTGCAGGTTCTTGAACTCCTCCCACAGCCTGCTCTTGCGAGAGTAGGGGCTCATTCCCTTGCTGTGCCCGTTGTGGGCGACAGGGACAGCCGCCTCGAAGTCGTTGCGGAGCGCGAGGAGCGAGTGGGGCAGGTCGTGCGAGCGGAGATTGGTGCGGATCGCAGCCATGCCGCAGCCAATGTCCACGCCGACCGCAGCCGGGGACACAGCGCCCTTCATGGCGACGACGCTTCCGACCGTCGCTCCGATCCCGTAGTGAACGTCGGGCATGACCGCGACGTGGTGTGCGACCCACGGCAGCGAGGCCGTGTTGCGAAGCTGCGTCAACGCCGCCGACTCGACCTCCTCAAGGGGGGACCAGATCTTGACCGGGACGTGCGACGAACTGATTTCGGAGATTGACATGAGCCACCTGGAGAGCCCTTACGCCTTTCGGCGGAAGGCGAACTTCATGCTCTTGTCGCTCACGTCGAGCTTCTCCAGCGTCCAGTAGGTCGCGAAGGACGAGCGGATCTCGTCCTCTGTGTGCCAGCGGAACGCCGTCACGTCGAGGTCCCAGGGCATGGCCTGAAGGTGGAAGACCCTCGCCCCGAAGAACCCCGACGCCTCGACGTACCTGCGCCCGCCGAACGTGTACGAGCGGAGAGACCACTTTGGCTTCACGAAGGCGTTGCAGACAAAGATTGCGCCTGGGGCCGTCGCCTCGTGAAGTGCCCTGGCCGTCCGGTACAGATTGAGGTAGCCGAGCGCCTGCCGACAGACGACGAAGTTCCACCCGTGATAGCGGTACGTCTGGTCGAGGTCTTCGGCCCGTCCCCTGAGGGTGGGCACTCTCGGGTCAGGGCACCGGGGGTTCAGGTCGTAGAGGGTCGGGCTCCCGCCCATTGCGAGGGCCGCACGCGAGACGGCACCCGTGCCCCCACAGAGGTCGAGGAGGGTGTGCTGCTGTGGGTCGTAGCCGCCCCACAGCAGCAACTCGCCGGGCTTCACCAGCCACCGGGCGTAGAGCGTCTCGTAGCTGTCCGTGGTGCAGTCGAGCATCACTCCTCCGACGAGGTTGTGGTGTTGCCCAATTGGGCACCAGCGTTACGGCAGATCAGGGAGACGAGAAGGTCGGCGTTGTCAACGTGGAGGGGGCTGCACCCTCGTCCGTTGAGCCTCTTCTCAAGAAGGTCCTCGAAGGTGATTGGGAAGGGAATGTTCAGCCCCATCTCCTGCGCCATTTGCTGGATCCGTCGTGCCGCTTGGTGGCTTTGGCAGACGATGTAACCGCCCTGCTCTGCACAGAGACGGATGAGGGCAATGGTCTTCCCGCCGCCACGAGGGCCTGTGATGTTTGCCATTTTCAACCTACTCAGGGCGCGAGCGTGAAGACGCAGCCGTGGCCTTCGAGGTTGAAGGGAATGTCGAGGTCCGGGAGATCTCGGTCGTTGTCACGGACCGAGCCTGGGGGGGCGTAGGGGAGCGTGACGAACTGCCTGGGCTCTTCGTGTAGGTGGACGACTGCGACCTCCCCGTACTTCGCCAGCACGCTCAGGAGCAGTGGTGCGTTGAGGGTCGCCTTCTGACCGTCGAGCGTCTGAACGACGTGCCTCACGCGGTCCACCCCGGTCACGATCACGGCGTCCTTCGAGGCGAACAGGGTGCCCTTCTCACGAGGGCTGACCAGCACGCTCCGGTCGTCGATCCGAACGGCGACCGACCCGAACACCCGGTCCTGGCCGTCAGGCCGCTTCATGAATCGGTCCCGATAGCAAGTGCAAACGTGGTCGAAGAGCTTCTTTGCCGATTCGAGCCTGTCCTCGTCCACAATGATTGGGCTGGGCTGGCTCTCCGTCCGGTAGAACTTGTCGTCGATCACGGACCTCAACTCCGAGTACATGGCCCCGAAGCTCTCGGTGACCTTCTGCCGACCGTCCGGGTACACGAGCGTCTTGACCTTCAGATCGGAGAGGTCGTTCGCGACCACGACGTTGCAGTGGCCCTTGAGGAGCGTGTGGTACGCCGCCTTGAGCAGGTCCTCACGCGACGCCCCCGCTGTCATCTTGCACCCGATCAGTGTCAGCTTCGGATTGAGCTTCCGCATTCGGTCGATCACTCGGGGGGCGAGGTAGAACGGAATGTTGATCACGTCCCCTTCCTCGTAGCCCTCGGTCGCCATCTTCCCCTTGATCGGGCTCTGCGGGATCCAGTTGACGACCGCCGCCGCCATGACCGCCGCGTCCACCTGGGGCGCGAGCGCGTAGCAGTGCTCGGCATACGACTCGTAGCCGTTCTGGTAGAGCACCTCGAACGTCGGGAACTCCCCAGGCACATAGCGGACCGGGGGGGTCTCCCGCACCGTCTTCTCCAGGGACGCCTTGTCGAAGGTGTCCGGCAGGAGCAGCGTGACGTGGTAGCCTTGGCTCAGCAGCCAGCAGGCGAACTTCGTCGCCCAGATCCCACGGATCCGATTGCCGACGAGCTTGTTGTCATCCAACCGGCCATACACGGTTCCGGCGGTGACGAGTACGCGCTTCATGCCTCACCCTTGCGAGTGAGAGGGAGGTCGTAGAGCGCCGAGATCGCGAGGAGGATCAGCGTCACGTCGTCCGCGTCGAACGGCTTGAGGATCACGAGAGCGTCCCGAAGGCCGTCTTCGATCTGCGGCTGGGGGTCAGTCTCCACCTCGCCTGTTTCCACGTTCCGGTAGACCATTTTCACCGACTCCTTGTGTAGACTTCGTAGACGCTGCTCACGTCCATGCAGCAGGCGTTTCCCATTCGTGGGTCGCCCTCCGAGAGCACCTCGTACATGACGTTGATCCGCTCCCTGCCACTACTGCCGTTGATTGGGATCACAGCAGAGACACCTGTGATCTTCGCCTTCAGGAGCTTCCCGTAGTACGGGAGGAACGCGAGGTCGCCGACCTTCAGGTCGCGTGCTTTGGTCTTGACTCGCACCTCAGTAGCCCACCTTCTCCATGGATTCGAGCGTCAGCTTGAGGAACAGGAAGGCCCGGTGGTACTTCTCGACTCGCTCGAAGTCCTTCGGTCGAATGCCCTTGAGCCGCGTAATGTCGCTGTTATCGCGGAGGTCTTCGAGCTTGACCCGAGCAGCGTCCTTGTTGGTTGAGATCCGCCGAACGTAGGCGTCGTAGGGCTCGCCCTTGTCGTGGGTGAGCAGCGAGAGCGCCGACAGGACCCTCGGAGAGAAGCCCTCAGCCTTCAAGGTGTCGAGGGTCACGGCACCGTTGGAGTCCTCCACACAGTCGTGGAGGATCGCAATGCACATGAGATCCTCGTCGGTCGTCCTGAGGCGCATCATCAGGCGAATCGGGTGCAGGATATAGGCGTTGCCGCCCATGTCCCTCTGGCTCTTGTGGGTGAGGGCCGCGATAGCGATAGCCCGTCCCAGCGTCGTCCCGTTCGTGGTGTCCTGGAAGCTCATGGTGTCGCCCTTCACTCTGGAAGCGATTGGGACGGTGCCCTTTACACGTTTCCGTTCTCTTGCTTCACGCGGGCCAGCAGTCTGATCCCGAGCAGGACGCTCCCCAGGTCCGGGAAGCTATCGTGCATTGCCTGCGTGTGCGGGTCAGCCTCCGCGTTGAGGCTCCACATGAGGATCTCGGTGAGCGGCACACCCTCCTCGACCTTCCTGTTGTCGGACAGGCGGACCAACTCGTAGGTGACGACGGTGCCTCCGGCACGGAGCCCGACCTTGCCGAGCTTCCACCCGTACTTGCCGAGCACCTTGTCGAGAGTCTTCCGGTTCTGGGACTGCTGTTCGAGCACCGGGTCGCCCTGGGTGTCACTCATGGGTGTGCCTTCCTTTTCGCTCGCCGGGCCTTCTCGGCGCGGACCCACGCCTGGGCGCGTTCGAGGTCCTCGTGTCTGGTTTCCGGTATGTCGTCGGAGGCGGTCTTGCCGTCGATTGCGACAGAGAGCACCACGTCGATTGCGTCGAGCGCCCTCTCCGTGAGCACCCCGTGAGTCGCCTTCAGAGTCACGTCGGCCTCGGCATGGCCATTCCGCTTCGAGGGTTCACGGGGGGCTTGGGGAAGCGCACGAGCATGAGCCTCTTACACCGCTCACAGGTCACCCGCTCCCGCTCGCGGTAGGTCACGAGGCGCTGCACCGGGGTCCTGCCACAGAGCGCGTCGGGGATCGCGTCCATGCGGAGCCCGCCGTGCTCGACTCTGAGGACGTGGACCTTCCGGCGCTTGAAGTGGTAGGTGTCCACGTCGCGCTTCGGGTCGAGCTTCAGGTGAACGGGCTGGTGCTTCACGGCTTCTCCTGGTCCACGAGAGCGTGCGTGCTCCAGAAGACGATTGACTCCGCGAACTGCTGAGCCGTGAAGTCGCCCTTGGTTCCGCCTTCCAGGACCAGGAAGTTCCTGGCCATGGTCATGGGATCCATGGGTTCCTCAATCTCGGACTCCCTCGCGTTGATTGAGACGATCTCCCAATCTGCGTCGGACGTGGCCTCGTCGCCCAGGACCTCCTTGGAGTAGAGCACCACGAAGACGTGCTTCGCCTGAACCTTCTCACCCTTCGCACGCACGCTCAGGAAGCGCGCCTCTGGCTCCCGACGTGCCTCGAACGTCGCTCGAAGCTCTGTCTGCGAGGTCACGCTCACGACGTTCGCCCGGAACTTCTCTGGAGGCACCGGCACGAGCAGCACGCCCGGCTTGTACCCCTGCCACCCCTTGTTGAGGTAGGCCGTGACAAGTGCGACGAGGTAGTTCTCGCTCCCCACGAAGTGGGAGTACGGGGACTCTGGCGTCTGCCTGCGAACGAAGTCATTGAGTGCGACAGTCATGGTCTAGTACCGATCCCTATCCGCCAGAGGTCCCTGGCCCAACTCGCTGAACGAGGTCAGGTCGTTGACACACTCGGTCCCCGGCTTGAACTTCAGGGGCACGGTCTTGGTCCCCGGCTTGAACTTCAGAGGTGCGTTCAGGAGCTTCACGAAGTTCGTGTACGTCTCGCGCACGTCAGGGTGGTCGTCCATGTGGAGCCCCTGCCTGAGCACCGCCGCGAGGAACGCACGCTGGGTCTCCTTCAAGTCTCGGGCGTACTTCCGCCCCGCCTTGATTTGGGCCTGCTGTTCCTTGAGCAGAGCACGTTCGATTGCGGTGGGCATGAGTCTCCTTACGCCTCTACTCGTCGGCGAACTTGCTGTGCCCTGCGGCGTACTCGTCGAGGTAGTCGAGCATGACCTTCTCGGGGTCGCCTCGGAGCAGGCCGATCCAGACCTCAGCCCCGCGCTGCCACTCGGTCGGGCGCTCCTGGTCGGTCTTGGTGAGCACCTTGCTCGCGATCTTCTCGTAGTAGACGAGCACCTTGCGGGCTGCCATTCGCTCTGCCTTCGTTGGGGCTGCCATTACTCCTCGCTTTCCTGTTGCCACGTTTCACCACTGTCTGCTGACACGAGCGGAGGGGTTCCCTGGGGAGCCCGACGGGACACCCCGGCGGGCAGGTCGTCGCTCCCTCGCAGGTTCCAGGCCGAGACCTTGAACACGATCTTGTGCAGGCACCCGCCGACCGCTTGGTCGCACAGGCCGCAGCACCGGACTTTTTCCTGGAGGGGACGAGCACTTGTCCGGTAGGGGTTCATGCCCGCCTCTTCGCCTGTTCCTCCGCCCACGCCCTCTCTTCGAGGTCAGCAGCGGCGAGGACTTCACCCAGACGAGCCTGACACCCCAGACAGTTCACGACCTCACCGCTCCGAATGCCGACCCACACCTCGGTCACCGGCCAGCGAGTCTCCGACAGCCAGTGCGTCTCTCGAAGGCGACCGCAGATCGGGTCGCCCTTAGCGTAGGCGTGAACCAGGGTGTCAGGGTTCAACTCCAGGAGGATCTTGACGATCTCGGCGTCTGCACCCTTGGGCTTGCCGAGCCCACGGCTCTTGTCCACGAGCTTTCGGACCATGCGGTATGCGTTCTCGACGCTCATGAGATTGAGTCCTCCCCCTCGATCTTGACCTGCTCCAAGTGGAGCACGAGCTTGCCGTCGAGCGCGGCGAACCAGAACTTCGCAGGGGCCTCGTTGATCACCCGCTTCCGGTGCGTCGCGCACGGACCCCACTCGACCTGGAGCCCCTCTGGCAGCGTGCCGTTGAGGTCTTGGGCGAGCGCGAGGTAGCAGGCACTCACGTCGAGGACTTCGTCACCCGTCACGGTGTCGGTGACAGTGGCGTCTATGATCGCGTCGTGGATCTCGTGTCCGGCATTCATGGTCAGTCCTCCATTGCGGAGTCGAACCCGCAGATACAACCCTCGTTACGCGGATCAGCGTCACACGGGGCCGTGTGCATTGCGTCGAGGTTCGTGTCGGCGTTGGGGCCGTTCGACGTGACGGCCTTGATCGCCTCACGCAGTCGGTCCCGCTGCTTCCGCAGGATCTCGATCTCCAGCTTGAGCCATGACTCTTCGTGTTCCATGCCGAACCTTCCACCCGTGAAGCGATTGGGGAGGGTGCCCTTACACGATTGAGGTCACGAAAAGATTCGTGTATCATGTAAAAGCTCCTTCCCCGTCCGCTTATGGCGTAAGGAGATAGAGCATGACCCCCCAGCTACACGTCAGGACCGGCCAGGACTCTTCGGGCGACACTCACGTCGAGGTGTTCGTCCCGGAAGGCTTCAGCGAGGGCACCTACGTCGCTGGGTGGATCCTCAAGGACGCAAAGCTCGCTGCACGGCTTGCACGGGCGTGCGAGGCGGGCGTCGTCCTGACGGGGATCACCGTCTTCAAGACCTCAACCGGGAAGACGATCCCGATCGCAGCCCGCAACAACGTGATCGGACGCACGGCGAACGCCGACCTCAAACGGCTCGGATTCTGAACGAGAGGGACACCCTGCGTGTGCAAGAAACGTGACCTGAAGGACATTCTTGACTGGGTGAGATCAGAGGGTTGGACCGTCCTCTACACAGGTGGAGGCCACCTGAAACTTCAGCCGCCCCAAGGGGGCGGCGGACCTATCTTCTGCGGCTCCACGCCGAGCGACCCGAGATCGCTCCTCAATCTGAAGGCTCACCTGAAACGAGCGGGCCTCAAACGCTCAGGGAAGTAGCTCAGGCTTCTTCGATCGGGCGCTTGACGGGCCGCAGTGGGGCGTGAACCAGCTTGGTGGACGCCATGTCCTGGTTGAAGGCGTCGTTCTCGACTGACGCAATCGCGTCAGCCTCGGCGACGATCCCCCGGAGCCTCAGGGCGAGCAGAATGCACTGGTTGATCGAGAGCAGGATCCCCAAGTGCATTGAGGGAATCGTGTAGTAGGAGCCCTCCCCAATCCTCTCGGGCTTGCGCTCTGCCCGTGCAGCAAGAATGTCCAGGTAGTCACCCACGTCCCTCGCCGGGACCGTGAGGATCAGGCCGTCGATCGGGTCGAGCCTGTAGATCTTGCGGTTGACCTGAGCGATCCCACCCAGGTCGAGCCACGCGCTGCCCTGGGGCTTGCACTCCATTTTCGCGACGACCATGCCGGGCTGAACCGTCGCAGCCCAAACTGCTTCGAGCGCAGGCACCACGGACTCCTCGCAGACCGTCCTAGGAGGCGCGTGCGTCGAGGTGTCGTCGAACAAGGGATTGAGAAACACCCAGGTCATGGCTCACCTCTCATGAGAGTCTGTCCGCGTAGTGGTAGACCTCACGCGGATTGAAGTCCTCGGCAACCGGGTGCCCTCGGTACGCCCGTCGAGGCCAGAGCGTGCTGTCCTTGGGGAGGCAGACACCCCCCAGGAGAGGGCCAACCTCTCGGTTCAAGACCTGCCCCACATGACGGTCCTGATTGAACCCGACAGACCCCTTGACGTGCCGACAGGCCCGGAGCACTTCCTCGGTCCGCTTGAAGGTCAGGAGCTTCTTCCCGCACGCCTGGCAGGTCGCGTCGTGCCCAAGAGAGGCGGGGATCTGCACATAGACGCCCGGCCAATCCCTGAAGTCCCAGTGGCGCGACACGACCCAGACGTGCCCACCGTGCTTCTTGCACCGGGCCTCCAGGTGGTCGTAGACCGCCCGCTTGATTGAGGTGAGAAGATTCGTCCAGAGGCTCATGGGCTCATTCCTTGCGGGTTGCCTTTTCCACGACCTCAAGCAGCCTTCGTGAGACCCACAACCAGCCCCACCCACCCATGAACCCCGCGAACAGCAGCGCGAACACGACGACGCAGAAATAGGTCATGGCTTCTCCCTGCACGCCTCGCGCAGCAGTTGAGCGATCCCAGGCGCACCACCCATCTCGGACGTGTGCGCCACCGCCAGCACCGCCGCTCGTAGGTTGCGCAGTGTGGCAAGCTCATCGAGTATCTGGTGCCGAAAGGAGGCTGCCTCGGCCTCGTGCAACTTCGCCTTCACGTCGCGCAGTTCGGCGCGGAGGGCGCTCATCTCTCTGGACATGCGTTCTGCCGTGCCAATGACTGCGCCCCAAGAATCGCCCGGCTCCGGCTCATGATCGAGCACGTTTTCGACGAAAGCTATTATGTTGCGAAGATGGAGGTTATCTGCGCGCATCCTATCTCGCTCGCCCTCCGCATCGCACAGGGCACTGCGCAGGCCACAGGCTTCAACATTGCCGCAGCACCAGCCGGATTCGGCCTTGGTTCTGGCCCCGTCGATGCCGCACTTCTCGCACGCCCTCATCGCGCCCTCCACGCCGCCCTGCGCTCTGCGCAAGCCCATGATGAAGTGCATGCTCGGTAGGCCGTCCCGTGATCGAGCACCAGATGCACCAGCGTCCACGCGCCGCACAGCCCGCATCGTCCACACGTCGTCATTTCGTCTTCTCCAATAGGGTGCAGCCCTCCTCGACGTACCCTTCCTCGTCAGGGAACCGCACAGCGTCAGGGTGGGTCTTCAGGTAGGCCGCTCGTCGCTCGTCGGACCGTCGGTTGCCCTCGGCCACGCTAGCGTCCCACTCGGGCGTGCCATAACGAGGACCTCCAGGAAATCCAAGCCTCGCCATGATGCCCTCGATCCCGTCCGCCAGAATGCTGCTCGGGTCTTTGGGGCTGCCTTCAGTGCTCATTGGCTCCTCAATCTGTGCGTCGAGACAGCGTCCCGACTGCCTGTGTGCCACCCCGCCCGCGATTGGGGTGAGCACGCCTGGGGCAGACAGCTTTGCGCATAGACTATCCCAAACACGAACCACACGAGGCGGCTCGGTGGAGAGGGACAGTCGCAGGGACGGTCACTCACCGATCACCCTCGCAGTGGGCACCAATCAGGTGGTGCCTCACATAGATTGACCAGGGCTTTGGCTTCGCGGTGTCGGCACTCTGCAAAGCCAGGAAGGGCACTGTCACACCCAAGACAGTAACCACACGCGCCGCACGTCTGGATCACCGGCAGCCGTAGTTGCGACCGCCCACGCGCCTCCGCAGCGGCAATGGCCCCACGTAGGACCTCCAGAGCGTTGCTCGGCACGACCCCACCAGTCGAGCGTTGTGGCTCGACCTCGACACCACACACCTCGTCGATCGCATGGGAGAGGGCGTTGCGCTGATCGGCCAACGGCTCCCAGGCGCGAAGTGCCTCTGCAAGCTCAGCACGCAGCCCGTCCACGTCGGCGAGGGTCGCAACGGCGTAGGCACCTCCCTTGTGGTGCTCGACGAGCTTCGCGTAGCGTTCGGGTGTCACGGCACTTCCTCGGTCCACTCGAAGGCCATGCCCGGCCACGCGCCCCAATCCTTGGGATCCTCTGGTGCGAGGTCGGGCGCAGACGAGTCATTCGACTTCGTCCGAAGGTGCTCCAGCGTGTACTTGGGGTTGGCCTTCGCCGGGAAGTCGGAGGGGATCTTCTCCTTGTCCTGGAGGTGCTTCTGCACGATCTTCAGCACCTCACCACGGGTCAGTACGATTCGGACTCTCACGGGCTTCCTTTCGGCGGGGGTTCGGTAGGGCATGGGCGACCTTCAGAGCTTGGGAAACTCGCGAACTCGAAGAGCCTCGGGCCACTCCTCCATGTCGCCGCCTGCGCTGTCCTTCACGGGGAAGGGCGCTCCGTCCTTCACGGGGAACGACCCCAACTGCTTCACGAACGGGGCTGCCCCGTCCCGACGGCAGATCGAGATCGCGTCGCTGGCCCACCTCAGGTCGAACTCACGACCTGGCGCGCTCTCGCCGCCAATGATCACCCAGTCGATCCCGACAGCAGAGCACTTGATACTCGGGTGCTCCAGTGAGCCGACAGCAGGCTCGTAGGAGACGAACTTCACCCGTGCAGGCACCTCACGCAGGACGCTGACTCGCTTGTCCCACCAGAAGGCGTCCTCGGCGCTCACTCCGAGCCACACGTTGGGGTAGCCGTCACCCCAATCTGCCGGGAGGTGCGAAGCGATCCGCCCATGCCGCTTGGTCAAGATCTGGAAGATCAGGTCTGGGCACTGCTTGATAATCCCCCACGCCTCGTCCCGCCATTCGTCGGCCTCCGCAATGAAGAAGTCGGTCCACGACGCGAGGAACACCATGCGCTCGGTGCCACCCGCAGCAGCCTCACGCTGCCACCGGAGCGGACGATTGAACGTCTTCGCGGACGACCGAACGACGACCTCGGGGTTCTGCCCGAAGCGCGCCTTGTCGCGGTACATATAGCAGTTGTCGCAGCCGGGCGAGACCTTCTGACAACCCTGCCAGGGGTTGTACGTCTTCGCCGTCCAAGCAATGCCAGTCGTGTCTCCCATGGACCCCTTACGCTTTCTGGTTGGCCGCGACGGTCGCTCGAAGTTCGTCCCGCTCAGCCTCTACGAGCGCGAGTTCCTGGTGCAGACGCTCTACCGCGAGACGGGCTTCGTCTCGGGCCTTCTCGACGGCGTGCTCGTACTTGCCGATCGAGAGGGTCAGGTTCCAATCTTCGTCGGCCCACGAGATTGCGACGGTCATGCGGTTCCGCTTGTCGGGCGGGCCGTGCTGTAGTTCATTGCGAAGCAGCAGGGTTGCCTGCTCGACGACCCATGTCGCCATGTCCTGGACAGCAGGGCGCTCGGGGAGACTCTTCCACCGGGGCGTGGTGTGGGCGTCCTTGGGTCTGAAGGGGCGGAGGAAGTCCTCCAACTTGGACAGCGTCTCCACCAGAGCGTCACGCTCCTGAGTCACGGACTCCAGCTTGGCGTCGTGCTCCTGCATTTCGAGTTCGACCTCACGCTTGACCATGCGCTCACGCCAGTCAGCGGTCGCAGACAGGGCCTCGTCACGCTCCTTCTCGGCAGTCGCGAGAGACAGGCGTGCCTTGGCGCTCTCGGCGCGCTCGACAACGAGGGCAGCCTTGAGGTCGAGCACTGCACGCGAAAGCGGGTCAGGCTCCGGCGCGTCCTCACACGCCTGGTGGACGAGTTCGTCGATCTCGGCTTCACGCTTGGGAGTCAGTTCCACAGCTTCACCCACCTCTGCTTGTCCGCGTCCCACCGGCACTCACGAGCGAGTCGGTTGAGGTCTTCGGTCGCTCCCGGCGTCCCCGCAGGCACCGCCACCCACCCTACTTGCGGAGGGCTCAGTCCAGGGCCGAACACAGCCCAGAAGCCGTACTCCCTGCACTCAGCGGTGCCTGGGTACTCGCCGGTCCACCGGATCCGACGCGAGTCCCACTCAGCGTCCCACTTTTCCTCCATGGCCTTCGTGGGGCCGGTGGCGTAGACGTTGGGGTGCTCGACCTCCAGCGTGTCGGGGTCCATGCCGTTGACGACGTAGATACACGGGCAACTCATGGCCTGTCCGCCGCAACGGGGACACCGCTCCATGTCGCAGCCGCCGAAGTGGTGATCGCCGGGCTTCGTTCCGCAGTCGCCGCAGTTCCTCACAGGGTCCTCCCTCGCTCGACGCAGTTCAGGGCTGCTCGGTCGTAGTTGGCGTGTGCGATCCTCAAGGTGTTGGCTGCCCGACGCCACGAGAGCCACGGCTCGGGAGCGTCATGCTCCCCCCAGCCCTCGTCGGGGCCACGACCGCACTCACGGTCCCGCCGCTCGCGTGCTTCCCGCTCCCTCGTCCGAGAGATCTGTAGCTCGTCGGAGCAAGCCGTGAGCGTGATCAGGAGGTCTTCGTTGGAGGTGTCCATGCCCGACCCTTACGCCTCGCGAGGGCCGCAGAGCTTCCGCCAACCGGCGTTCTGGCGCTTGATTGCGAGCACGTCGTCCTTGCGGAGACCTCGGATCATGGGGGGCTGCACGGTGTAGCCGTCACCCACGTCCACATGAGCGAGCGTCAGCGGGCTCGCCTTCGTGACGACGTAGTGGGCGTAGCCGTCGGCCACGTTCCACTTGCAGTGGACGCCGACGATCTCACCCTCCGGGAGTGCCGCCTCAGCGTCGTCGATCTGCTTCCAGAAGGCGCGCTCGGCCTGGATCGAGGTGTCAAGGTCCGACCAGTTGATCTTCGGGGCAGCGGCGAACGGCTTGGGTGCGAGCTTGGCCATGTTGTCTCCTCGCCATTGAAGCGATTGGGAGACACCACTTTTCACGATTGGGTCAGCGAATCACTTGAGCAGACTCAGGACGTGCTCGACAGCCGAGTTGATCCCCTCGACCGACCGCTCGAACCAGAAGACCTCGCCCTTCTCGCTGCCCTTGAAGACGACGAGCTTCACGGGCGCGACCACCCGGCCCCACTCCAGTTCCACGGTGAGTGTGGTGCCGTCGGACAGGCTCTCCACGGACGTGTGGCAGACCCGCTCGTCCTTCTCCGTGAAGTGCGGGCACCACCCCTCATAGCAGTAGCCATGCGAGAACCACCCCTTGCTCCCCCCCAGCCGCCCCTCAGCGACGTGTTCCTCGACTCGGAGGTAGACAGGATCGGTCGCCTTGTACTCGGCCCAGGCGGCGTCACGGGCGGCCTGCCAAACCTTCTGCTCTTCCCGTCGGACCTGCTCGTCCGGAGCGACCCAGGACGCCTCCCGTTGTCGGTGCTCAAGATCGGCAGGGGGAGAGTCACACGAGGGGGTCCGTATCGGATTGAAAGGCTTGGACCTCTTCGCGAGTCGCGATCCGCCAGACGATCGCAAGGGACTTCTTGCGAGTCAGGCGGCGCTCCTCAGTCTGCTTGACCAGACCTCGGGTCACGAGCCTCGGGCGCTGAGCGGTGACGGTGTTGAGCTTGATCCCGGTCGCGACGCTGATCTCGTCGTCGGTGGCAGGCCCAAGGTCGAGGTAGTTGAGGATCTGGTGGTCGAGCGGTCCGAGCGGGCCGAGCTTGTGCGGCTTGCCCTTTGGCCTCGGGGGCGCAGGCACCGGGTTGTCCACATACACGAGCACTCGGGCCGTCGAAGCGCCGTCGGTCACGCGACGCTCTCCCTTATCGATCACCCAGCCCTTGCGCTCCAAGGAATGCAGACGGGCCGACGCTCGATTGTGGTCCCAACCAAGTCGAGCCATGAGTTCTCTGACGGTCAGCCCCTGAGCCCCCGCCTGCCGGTACTGCTCGCGGGCTTGCTGTTCGAGGGCCGTCACACGACCCTTGAGAGCCTCCCCTGCGAGGCGGCTAGTCTCTTGGGGAGCGACGGTAATCACCTCACCGCCCGGCCCACGCATTGGCCCCTTGGCTGGCGCTGCTGGCTCCTCGTCGAAGAACCAGTCGAGGTCGGGATCAGCCATTATCACCCCCACACTGCTGTTGGATCAGGCTCACGAGGAGTGGGGCAGTCTCTGCGTCGATCACGAACGACGACTCCCACTCTTGACCGTTGACACGGAGAATGACCCCGACCCGGAACCTACCTGGGCGACTTGGAATGGGCTCGCACAGGAGGCGGCTCGTTCCACTGAGGTCGGTCCCGAGATTGATCGCCCGTCCGAGCGCCTCTGCGTTCCAGAGTGGTCCCACATAGCCTGGGTCTTGAGTCATGCTCCCCTTACGCTCCTCGGCTGATCCGGCGAATGACCTCGACAGCGAACTTCCGGCCTGCCTCGTCGGCGTCGGCACGGACGATCTTCGTCAGGGCTATGGTCGTGTACATGAGCGCGGTGCCCAGCCCCTTCGCGGTCGGCTCCCGCAAGGCGGACGCCGCAGACGCAAGGTCAGCCGTGGCCTCGTGAATGAGCACCGTCCTGTGACTGACGAAGATCCCGTGCTTGCCCATGCCACCCCTTACGCCCTACCAGGAGGAGAGGTGGACGGTGAGCCCGTTCTGAGCGGCCCACTGAGAGAGCACGTTGGCTTCGGGGCCAGTCGCTTTGCGGTTCATCATGCCGCGAGTCTGCACGATCATTTTCGAGGCGTTGCGGACCTCGACCGTGAGCGCGTGCCAGTTCCCGGAGTTGTCCTCGCGGGTCATGCTCCAGATCGAGGTCATGCCGCTCTCGATCGAGCGGTTGTACGAGTAGACGCAGTGCCGGTTGTTGCGGCCTTCGCGGGCAAGCTCGATACCCGTGAGGATCTCGCTGATACGCCAGATCTCGACGAGTCGGCCTCCCCTCGGGTTCTCCCGCGTGTAGTCGAACTCCCCTGGCGCGAAGCCGGAGGGGTTGAAGACGTGGCCGACCTTGCCCTTCGCTGCCTGAAGCTCCCCGTGCCACTCGGCCATTGACTCCAGCAGCGCGTTGGCCGACCGCCCCTTCATTGAGAAGGTCGGCTCGACACCCCGGCGGTACCGAATGAAGTCCACGAGAGGGCCGACCTCTGCCCGGTCGAGCATGGGATTCCGGGCGAGGAACTCCAGGACCGACGCCCAGAAGATCTCACTCCTCTCTGACTCGATCTCACTCCCCACAGACGTGCCCAACCACGCCCGCCACAGGCTCTCGTCGCCGCCACAGGTGCGGACCTGCACTCGACGCACGGCCTGAAGGAACGTGACCTCCGACGACGAGGTCAGCACCTCGTGACACATTTTCCGAGTCAGTGGCACCGGCAGCCCACCGGTCTTGACCTCCTCGTAGAAGGACGCCCCACTCGCGACACTCACCACCACGTCCACCAGGCGCTTACGGAGCCCCACGTTGCCCTCAAAGAACACCGACCACACGAAGGGGGGCGTCTTGAACTTGGCGAATAGGTGCTCGGCCAGGGACCGGAAGAGCGTCTCCCGACCCTTGCCACGGGGTTCCCAATCTTCGAGAGGGCGAAGCCAGCGGTGGCGAAGATTGTGGAACTCGCCGACCGCCTTGGCGTAGTCGGGGCTGTCCAGGAGGCGGGGCGCGAGCTTCGCAACCAGGTTGCCGGACTGCGTCAGGGTGGCCTGCTTGTCCCTGTAGGTGCGGAGCGTGCGCTCAGCGACCTGAGCCTTCGTCTCAGCGTCCTTCTTGAGCTTGGCGCGGTACGCGGCCCGCTGAGCGGACCGTTCCTCGGCCTTCTTGCGAGCCTCTGCTCGCTCTGCTGCTGTACTCGACATGGGTCACCTAGTCACGATCTCTTACGCCGCTGCCGCCGCAGGAGCCACACCGAAGGGCTGCGTCCTCGCCGCCGCCTGAGCCGCCGCAGGACGGGCACTCGCCGTCGTCCTCTTCGGTACACTCGACCTCGATAATCTCCGTGGAGTAGGCGACGCCCTCGTTGGTGTCTGCGATCTCGGAGGGGTCCTGCCCTTCCACGTCCTCACGCGCCTCGTCCTCGTCCTCTGCCTCGACGGAGACGGTGTACTGGCGGGTGATCAGGATCGTCACGTCGTACTTGTTCATGGGAGGGGCTCCAGCGGGTTGAGCGACCTATCTGCACCCATGAAGCGATTGGGACGGTGCCCTTTTCACGATTTGAGAGAGTCAGATCGTGTCAATGTTACGTCCGCAGATCAGACAGCGCCGGTCGTAGTAGGGGTAGGCGTCGTGGTCGTTGAAGACCGGGTGGGGGCAAGACTCGACCAGGAGCCTGAGCCGGGTCTTGGCGTCCTCGTAGGCTTGCTTGAGGCTTTCGACCTCGGCCTCGGTCGTTGAGATATGGTCCTTGAACTCCCTGCACGGGAGGACAGTGACCGGGGTTGGCTGCCCTACTACCAACTCCCCGCCCCTCGGGTATTGGGGACCGAGCGTGTAGCCAATGATCGGTGAGGGCGGCTTGGGCATGGTCAGTCGATCCTGTAGTCAGGGCCGATCGGGACGAGCGTGACGAACTTCGGGAGAGGACTCCCGCCGCACAGGGTCATTCTCGTGTCCTCCCGCTGGAGGATCGCAGACCACCCCTCGTGAGCGAGCTTCCATGCAGCACGAGCCTCAGGGTCCATTTCCCCGTTGGCGTCCGTGGGCGGACGTGGCGGGCAGGACACCTCCCGGTAGAGCACGCCCAGGAACTGGCAGTCATAGATTGAGAGGGAGGTTGGACCTTCTTCGATCTCGGCCTGCTTGCCCTCAGGCAGCTTGAACTCGCCCCACAGCCCCGCCTCCCCGCTAGGAGACGGCGGGGCTTGGAGGAAGATCGTCGGCCCACCGAATGACCCACTCATTCAGTTCAGGTCCTGCGACGTGGGGGGCGGCTTCACAGCGGCCAGGGCGCTCTCCAGGTCCGAGAAGAACTGAACGGCCCAGGAGGTGGGGTCGCCGAGAACACCGCCCTCCACAGCACGCTCGGCAAGGTACTCGGCGAACGTGGGGTGAGCCTCCTTGAGCACTTCGAGCACTTCCCCCCAGGCGAAGTTCATGTCGATCGTGTCCTGCTCGTACACCCAATCGGACCGGTCGAGGGCCAGCGCGAGCGTGTACGACAGAGCCACAGCCACCGAGCACTGGGCGATCGGCGAAGTCTGATTGAGCATGACGTGGACGTGGTGGTCCTCCTGGCAGAACTTCACGAGGAAGTAGTTTGCGTCCTCGCCGACGTGCCCCAACTCGAAGAAGAGTTGGGTCGTCCGGAGTTGCGTCGTGCGCCCGTCCTCCAGGGAGGACACGACCCCGTAGGGGGTGTTGCCGCCCCAAAAGACGCCGGGTGAGTCACCCATGTCTTCGAGCAGTTCACCCTCGTCGTTCAGGTCGTCTCCCGAGAAATCACTCCAGTCCTTGGGCTTGCTCATAGGCTCTCTTTCACGATCTCGTGGCCGACCACTCGCAGCCCCTGTGCTTGAAGCTGCTTCTCCCAAAAGGACTTCATACCGATCCTGTTGAGGTCCGAGAACAGCCCGAGTGACACGGCGTGGTCCGTGAGCGCAGCGAACACCTGACGCATTGGGTGGTCCGAAGCCACGAACTGCTCCTTGCGGTGGAGGATCGGGGGGTTCCCCTCGCCGTAGTTACGCACCACGACGGCTCCCGAACCCATGTCCACCGTCCACGCCCGACGAAGCGCCGGGAACCCCTCTTCGAGGAAGTTCGGGTACGAGAGCAGCGACACCTTCGTGCCGTCCTTCGCGAACTTCAGGAGGTCATGCTCCGGGTTGCCCGCAAGCTCGACAGCCCGTGCGACGGCTTGCTGAGCTTCGACCGGCAGGAGCGACAGCGCCGACTTGTGGACGTACACAGCGTCAGGGAGCTTTTTCCCGAGCTTGAACTGTGCGACCGCGAGACTCAGTGGATTGCGATTGGCCATGATTCACCCCCACCCCTTCACCTAGTAAGCGTGTGGGAGGCTCCCATTTACATGATTCGAGGTGATCAATCTACGTCTGCAACTCAGGACGCCGCAGGTCCACGGAGTCGTAGTAGGGCACCTCTACGACACGGCCCTGCCCGCGTCGGAGGTCCGGCTTGTCGCAAGGCCCGTCGTGCCCGAGCGGCTGACGGCAGAAGAGGTTCCAGCGACGACGATCAGCGACGACCTTCCCGCAGTTCATGGGGACACCCTACTGAACCTGGCGGGCTCTGGCCCGAGCAACCCGAGCCTTCTCAGCCTGAAGCCACTTGAGGTGCTTCAGGGCGCACTCGTCACAGACCCGCCGGAGAGTGATCGACCCACCGAAGTCCGTGGCAAGGTGGGTGACCATGACGCCCTCGGCCCAGCACTCGTCGCACTCGTTGGTCATGGCTTCTCGCACGCCTTGCGCAGTTCGCGTGCAGCGTCATGCAGGAACGGGACGTGAACGACGGTGGCGACCTCGCCGACCGTCTCCATGCGCTGCACCACAACCAGCACCGCTGCTCTCAGGTCACGTAGCTCAGCACGGAGAGCGGTCGGGTCTGCGGACATTCCGGTGCGGTCGTGCGCTGGGCACCCGGCAACGAAATCGTCATGTGGCCCGCACCAGCACACCGTCATGGCTGCCTCTGCTGGCAGCCCTTCGCACAGACCCCACACCCCCGGCCTCGGCAGTTGGGGTCGGAGCACCGGCTGCACCCGTACCCCTGACAGAGGCTGCAAGGCTGCTTCGACTTGCGCGAACCGGCCTTCTCAGCCTTGTTGGCGAGGGAGCGAACGGCCTGGACGATCTCCAACCAGAGGTTCTTGTGCGGCTGCTTCACCTTGAAGCGAAGCTCAATCAGGTCCGCCGCGTCACGGAGAGCCTCGACTGCGCCCGCTCCCGCCTCAGGGACGGGGGCAGGACCCGCAGCGTCGAGCACCAGGCTCACCTCGGTGCCGTCAGGCGAGGGCGGGCGCTCAGCGCCCTCACGGGCCAGCACGAAACCTCGGGTCAGCCCCAGGAACGCGACACCACTCGCCCACTCGTCGAGGCTCGGAGACGCCTGCTCGACAGGGGGCTTGCCGCCCCCTCCTTGCTTGGGGTAGAGACCAGACTGGTAGAGGATCGTGCCGTCGGGCAGGTCAGGCTCCGCACGAGCGAGGGCGACCACGTTCCGCAGGAAGGTCGTGTCTGCTACGGGGTCGGGCGGCAGGGACAGAGCCCGGTCCAGGTTGCACCAGGCACACGCCCCGCAGTTGGGCTCGGTGAGGCACCCCTCAGGGCCGCCTCGGATCTTGCGAGCGGCCTTCTCAATCTGTTCGGCGCGTGTCATGAGTCGATCCCGTCCACCCACCACGAGTGCTTGCACTCAGGGTTCTGGCAGTCGTACTTGTAGTCCTCGTACCCGCCGCACGACGACTCCCACACCCGACAGGCGACCGTCTTCTACTTGCACTTGGAGCAGACGTAGAGGTGGCCGCTAGGCGGCTGGAACACCCCAGCGGAGTCAGGCATGGGACCAGTGTGAGTCATGGCTTCCTTACGCCCTCACCAGGAGCCTGGACCCCGCTTGCCACGGCGTGCGGTGCCCCCACCCATGTTCATGTCCCCGACGTGGGTGACCGGCCCAGCGACCTTCTTCACGGTCTTGTGGGGCACGATCTGCCCCCGCTCCGGGCCGAACTCCTTGCGGTAGCCGGTCACCCCGCAGTCACAGGTGAAACGGCCCATTTCCATAGGCATGGGCTTCCAATCATGGGTGTGGTCAGTGGTCATGCTCAGTCATGTGTGCCACGACGCCCTGAGTTGCACCCGGTAGGAGCGGCCTGCCCCCCTCAGAGGGGGAAGTAGTGCTCCAGCAGCACGAGAAGGGGCCGCTTCTTGCCCGAGAGGTACGCTCGGATCCGGGGGACGAGCGTGCCCCTCTCCCACTCGGACTCGAACGAGTAGGGCTTCCCGTCGCCGGGCCGGAAGAGCCCCAAGCTGGGGTTCTCCTGCTTCACGTCCTCGTCCTCGTAGGAGATCGCGAGGCACAGCCCCTCAGGGTGCAGGACGAACCGGTTGATCGCGTAGAGCAGCCCCGTCTCCAGCAGGAGCTTCTCAAGCTCAGCCTTCGGAACGGGGACGAGCTTACGGGCAGGGTCACCACTCATGGCTCACCCGCGAGGTGACGGTCGAGGTTGACAAGGGCTTGCTTGCCGTCGCCCAATCGAATGTAGAGGACGACCTGGGCCAACGACTCAGGTAGTCCCCACGCCGAACACACGGCCTCGACCTCGAACTTGCGAGGCGGGCCGTCGTAGTCGTTCAAGTACCCGGCACGGACGTTCTGCCGGTGGTCGGAGTTGCGGTCCAAGTACCAGCGAGCCTTGGCAAGGTCTTGCTTCTCGGTGCCCTTGTGAGGAGCCCGCAGGAGGTACTTGAGGGCGTTGCCGTGGCAGAAGCCGAGACCCCAATCCTCGATCACCTTGATCGTCTCGTACTTGGCGGTGCCGTCGGCCCCGATCTCCCCGCCCTGATTGTAGTGGGACGGGTGGTTGACTAGCTCAGGTCGGTGGTCTTCGTCTTTGCGCATGACGGTCATGGTCCTCAACCCTACGCCTTGACCTGGGCAGGCGGTTCCTCGACCGACGGAAGGGGCTCAGGGAGCCCGGCTCGGGGCTTGCGGAGGTCGTCCACAGGGACAGTCCAGAAGCCGGAACTGTGGGTCTGGCTGTTCTCGAACCTCAGCACGACCTCGTCCCTACCCCCGGTGTCGTCGAAGTCGAAGACCATGGCGAGCGTGAAGACGCCGTTCCCTAGGTCTGCCTCGGTGCGGTCGCCGATCCTCCAGAGGGTGCGCTTCTCGGGTGGGAGCACCTCCGCCGGGAGCACCTTCGCCGGAGAGGGCGTCATGAGCCTCTCAGAGGCAAGCGCCTGAAGCTCCTGGCGTTCTTTCTCCCAGGCGGCACGGGAGGTCCGGAGCATATGGAACTGGACCCAGGACAGGGTGGGGAGCAGGACAGCTACCAGAGCCCAGCAGACGTAGACGAGCGTGTCGTTCATGGAGCTTTCCCTTCGGTGACGATAGATCGGGCTTGCTCAGCAAGCCTGCGACGGGCTTCCTCGATCAGGGGCTTGGCGTCCTGGTAGTGCAGGTCGGTGAAGCCGTTCCCGGCGAACCTACCGGGGTGCCCGGCCAACTCCAGCAGGCGGTTGACGTGGTCCACATGAAAGAGCGCCCGCTCAGTCTGCGAGTGAAGCTCGACGTAGTCGAGCAGTGCCTCGTCGGTCCAATCGGGAGGAGTAGCCATGGTCCCAACCTTACGCCCGGAAGACCCAGCCTGAGCGTAACCTAGGGCATGACCCTCGAAGACCACCGAACCACTGAGCACTTCATGGTCGAGCGGTACTCCTTCTACGAGGACCCGGACTCCGGGCAGACGCTCAGGTTCGCGGAGGTAGCACCCCCAGACCCCCACGAGCACGAGGGCCAAATCTGCGGGTGTACACGGGCTGTCGCGACCAAGCCCTCAACCATCCACCGAGAGGTGAAGCAGCGGTTGAGCTTCGTCTCCCCTGGGTTCGAGTTCCCGATCAACACGGGGCAGGTCACCTTCGGCAGGCTCGGTGACCCAGCAGGTCACGCCTACTTCTGGTTCAGGCTCCCGAAGGAGCCGAGTATCCAGATTGAGATCACGCTGCCGGGCTACGGGCGGAGCGACCACTTCTTCGCGACGCTCATGAAGGGCAACCAGTGTGATTCTTCTCAGTTGTTCAACGGGCACAGCCCGAGCCGGGTGTACGACTTCTCGAAGATCGACCCGGACGCGCTCTACTTGTACTCGTGTGGGGTCGGCGGGCGGGAGGCGCTCAGGTTCTTCGAGACCCCTGGGGAGGTCGCCCTCTGGAACGGTGCCTTCGAGCAGGTCAAGATCGCGCAGGAGCGCGTCCGCCTCCTCAGCGAAGATTGCATGAGCCCAGCAGACTGGCTCCGTGTCCAGCTAGAGCAGGACCCCCTGCTCAGAGAAGCCACTCTTGCCACGCGGGAGCTACTCGCCCCGGTCGCAGCCAATCTCAGGGACACCGAACTCTTCAAGTTGGGCGACGAGGTCCGCAAGCGCACCAGCCCAGGGTGGGCACCCACCCCCTAGAAGGCGGGCCGACAGCAGGACGGAGCGAGCCCAGTCCGGGCTAGCTCCTCCTCTAGGTCGAGCAGCAGGGTGAGCGCAGCTACGTCGTCACCCTCCCCCGTGAGCAGCACCACCCAGGTCTGCCTGAGTTCCACGGCTAGCTGCCGAACCCGAGCAGTCTCAGGGGACGCCTGGACCTCCCGCAAGACGGCCTCGGCGAACCGCACCGGGTCGTGGTCGTAATCCCGCAGGTCGAGCTTGGACGGCGTGCTCATGCTCAGGAGCAGCCCAACAGAGAAGCTACCCAGTACTTGTTGCTGGCTGTTCTGGCTAGCTGACTGGGCTAGCCAGGCCATAGGTGTGCTCAGGCTGAGTCCAGCCTGAAACACACCCGCCAGGCACCCGAGCACCCGCAATCCTGACCCCAATCTGCTCAATCCACCCAATCGTGTCCCATTTTCGGGGATTGG